ATGAAAACGAGGAAAGTCATCGCTGTTATAGAGCGTGCAAGCGACGGCACGTACAGTATCTATATGGATGCGGATGACATGGACTATCTTGTAACAGGAACAGGCAAAACGGTTGACGAGGCTATGAGAATGTTTAAAGGTGGTTATGAGGACATGCGTCGCTATTATGAAGAAAACGGCAAGAATTTTGAAGAAGCGAACTTTGATTTCAAGTATGACATGGCGTCGTTTCTCGCTTATTATTCAAAAGTGCTTTCACTTGCCGGTCTCTCGCGTCTTACAGGCATAAATCAGCAGCAGTTGAGCCATTATGTTACAGGGCGCAGGCGTCCTTCGGCAAAGACTGTTGAGAAAATGCAGGATGCCATACAACATTTCGGCAACGATTTAAGCTCTGTGAGATTTGTGTAATTTTCGATTTTATATTAATATATTTGGCGCATTCACATATTTGGATGCGCTTTTTTCTTTTTTTTATTTTGCAGAGTCCAAGAAAAGTTGTATATTTGCAACGTCTAAATTTTAATAGCGGTACGATACCGCAGGCTCGAAAGGTCTGCCGTTTTTGTATCTGTATATACGAGTTAAGGTATAACAATATACCGCATTGAGTATCTTTTGTCGGTGACGGCATTAGGCGTTAGCTATTAGACGTAGACAATACTCGGTGCGGTCTTTTTATGTCTAAATTTTAATAGTTATGACCGATTTATCAAAAGTCAGAGACGGCATGAGTTCGCTTGAAATAGCGGAACTCACGGGCAAGAAACATGCCCATGTTATGCGTGACATTCGCTCACTATTAGAGCAGGGAGTAGCCCAATCCAATTTTGGATTGGGGTTATATTCAGACGCTAACGGGCAAAAACGCCCATGTTACAACCTCACACCCAAAGGCTGCCTAATCCTTGCATCGGGTTACGATGCAGTGTTACGCGAGAAAATCATCAACAGACTTGAAGAGCTGGAAGCAGAAAAGCGCAACGGAGGCTATAAAGTGCCCGGTTCATTCAAAGAAGCGTTATTGCTTGCTGCCCAACAACAGGAACAAATCGAGGAGCAACAGCGACAGATTGAACAGAAGCAGGCCACCATCGAGGCTCAGACTACCGAGCTGAAGAAGCAAGCCCCGAAGGTGGAGTATTACGACAACACCCTGCAATCAGTGAACACCCTCACCGCCACGCAGGTGGCGAAAGAGCGCGGCATGGACGCCGAGAAGCTCAACCGCAAGCTGAAAGATGCCGGCATAATCTACCGCCAGTCGGGGCAGTGGATAGTGAAGCAGCCTTACGCCTCGTGGGGGCTGCACAAGACGCGCACGCAGACCTATACGCGCTCTGACGGCTCGCTCGGCACCAACACATATCTCGTATGGACGCAGAAGGGCAAGATGTTCATCCTCGCCCTCATCGACAACGGCTACAACGTGAAGAGCGCCATACGCCAAATCAAGGGCGAGCAAGTAAGCGCCTGACCTATACCTTATTTATATTATAACATAACAACAAAAAAATCACAGAATTATGGAAACTACAAAAAAGGATAAATGGAACAGCAACACGGTATTGTTCGCACGCAGGGCATTGGAATATGCCGGAGTATTGGAGCACACGCCCGAAGGTTCAGTGCTTAACGTTTCGCGCCTTCTCGCCACCGACGACCGCACGTTCTCGGCATTTCGCAACGTCGGCCCCATAACGCTCGAAATGATTGACGAGCTGAAAGAAACCGTAAAATGGGTGGAGAAGGCGTAAGCTTCCACCCGTTCAATAAAACAAATATCGCACATTAACACCTTAAAAAGACATATAACAATGGAAAAAGTAGAGAACAGCTATAAACTGTTGTCAAATGTAAACAACATCACATTGTCTGACGACACAAGAAAAATCATGGCTTGCCTCGCGGCCATTGACGACACCTACAATATCGCTACAGATATAAACAGAAAATATTACGTTAATGAAGTGGATGAACATATTGCTGACTTCAGCAAGGCGTTTTTCGCTTACTGTGAAAAGATGGAGCAGTTTCTTTCACTTCTGATTACCCAGACTTTAGGTGACAGCCATTATAGGAAAATGTAATCCGACAAATATATCGCACATTAAAATTTATTTCATTATGATACACCTTGAAAATGACTACGAGCAATTAAAAATTGCCAACGACATAACACTTTCAGACCAGACGAAGAAGATTATCGGTTGCATCGCCTCCGTAGGCGACACGTTAGGCATCGCTACAGATTATGCTTATGACACCTACAAAGAAGACATTGACGACCTCATAAAAGGGTTTACCGAGGCATGGAATGCCTACAACGTAAAGCTCAATGAGCTGTTGGCCTATGTGATAAGCCAACAACTGTCGGGCAGCAGGTTCAAGAAACTATAATAATATAATTGTAAGGGCGGCCACCGCAATAAGTACGGTGGCCGCTCTTTTCGTTTATTGTTTGCCAGGCTTTTCTTTTACCTTGTCAAGTTTTTCAAGCAGCTTCTGTTTCAGCTCGTTGCTTTCAGTTTTCAGCTTGTCGCGCCTTGCTTCTTCCTCGGCGGTCGGGTTCTCCTTCTCGTCAATCCTGCGCACTTGCTTGTCCTTGTTCCTGATTTTGCGGATGTCCTTCCTTATTATGTCCATGCGCTCACCTGTCGGACTTTCCTTCAGCTTCTCTGCCTTTTGCCCGGCTTCATCGTCGCCGTTCCTCTTGGCCTTTCGGTAAGCATTGTAGTCGTGCAGGGCCTTTTCGTATTCGTCGATATAGTCGTAATACTTCTCGCGGTCGAAGCCATCCTTGCCGTCCTGAACGTCGGCCTTCTTTACCAACGAGCTTACTACGGGCACGTTCTTCAGCACTTGTATGTCCTTGTTGCCGTCCTCCCCGGCGCGCTCTATCAGCGACATTACCTGGTTTACCACCCTCGTAACGCCGCCGCCCGTCTGGTTGATGAAGTATTCTATCTGTTCGGGCTTGGGGCTTAGCCAGCCCTTGGTGTACTCATCGCCGCCTGTCAGGCGGTTTATGTCCTCGGCACGCTCCACGTACCATTCAGGCGTGCCCGTGAACGCGAGCCTGTGCCCCGGGTCATGCTCGTTGTAATTGGTGCTCTCCCTGTATATGGGCTGTCCCCAATAGTTTACGTTCTGTTCCAAGGCAACGAAGTCCTGCACTGGCGTGGGCGCAAGGCTGACTATCGGGTTGCTTCCATACCCCTGAAAATCAAGCGGCAGCAGATCTGCGGCCAGCGAGCCGAACTTCAATGCCATGTTCTTTTCGTCTTCGACCGTCATTTCTCCCTTGTTGAACATATGCCATGCGTTCTCGCCAAGAGCGTACCATATCTTGTCCTCCGGTCCCAGCGGCAGGTAGAGGAACACACGCTTAACCTTGTCCGCCGCGTCGTCCGCTCCAACCTTGCGCAATATCGGCGACACGGGCACTGCCAGGCCGCTCTCGCGCATCCATTCAGGCAGGGCTTCGTATGCATCCTTCTCGTCATCGTCGCCGTCAGAATCGAGCAGTGCTTTTGCCATCATTGGCACGGCGAAGCCCAATGCAAAGCGTTCTATCTGTGCCAGCGTGAATCTTACTTTATGTCCCGATGCGTTCTCCAACAAGCGGCGCAACGCCTGGAAACCAACATTCGAGAATATGTAAGCTAACCGCCATTCCTTATTGCCGAGTTCTCCGCTGCCGTGCTTGTCGAAGTTTACACTTGCCTCCTTAGCGTCGTTTATCGACTGCGCAATACTCCGTCCTGCCTCGCGGCTCGTCTTGTATGCGGCGAAGCGCACGATGGTTTCCACACTGCGGTTAACATATTCCAGCGAGTGCTGCAACATACGCAGTCCTGCCAGCCAGTCAATGCCGGTCATGCGGTTTATCGCCGCCATGTTCCTGCGCCGCTGCTTCTCCAAAGTGTACCGTGCGGTGTAGCCGGTCTCGCCGCCGTTGTCAAGAAACTCCTTGAACAGCCTTTCGGTTTTGTCATCCATGTTGAGCGTACCTTTCTTGTCCTTATAGAACAGGCGTGCGCTTGTCATCTTTACTATGCCCTCGCCGAGGTTTTTCACGTATTTCAGGACGTAGCCTACAGGCTCTTTCGCTTTCATGTTCTGTATGCTGTACTGTGCGTCGCGCACGAGGTTGCTCGGTATGAAGTTCACGTTTACCGCCGTCAGTAGCGAAGCCTTTGCGCGGTTTATCCACCGCAACGCGCCATATATTCGCTTCAATACACTGCCGTCTGGGTCTTGCGGAGTGCTTGTACCGTTCACGGCCTGTGCCGCGGCAGGATTGCCGTTCACATATATGACATACTCCTTGCCGTTCACCATCACCCTCACCGTGTGCTCCTTCTCCATGCTCTTCGTTGCGTGGTAGGGCAGTATCATTGGCTTCTTCTGCCTCATGGCCGTGCCTTCCTTCTCCAGCTTGCGCATGTCTTTCTCGAAATCTTTGATTATTTGCTCCATCTGTTCGGGCGTGGCGTTCTCGGGTATCTCGGGGTCTTTCCTCTGCCAGTCGGGGTTCTCTTTCGTTCCCATGTTCTGGTACCACTGCCGCCTTACCGTCAACAGGCTGCTCTTGTGTGCCGTGGCGAGGTTGTACAGTGCTTGTTTTGTCCTGTTCCTCGCCGCTGCCGTAAACTGGCGGTCTGCGTCCTGCTCCAATGTCACGAGCGGGTCATCGCTCTCGCTCGTGCGGCCTTCCCTGCGGTGTGGCTTGCCTCCGTCGCCGCTGCCAGTAGCGTAATATGTGTACACGTCCTCGGCGCGGTTCTCAGCCCAACCTTTCAGCGGTATGTAGTATTTATACATATTGCGTATGCGGTCATACAGCTCCTTGCTCAAAAGCCCCGACTTGTATTCCTCCTCAAGTATGGCCTTTGTCGCCCCGTTCCACTCGCGCCACAGCGGCGCGGTGTCGTATGCGCCCTCGAAGTCCTCTACATATTCCTTGGCCTTCCGCTCGAAGTCCTTGCCGTATATGCCTTGCAGACCTGAATAGTCCTTGTTCAGCGTCTTTGCCCTTGACTCCGTTTCCGCCTTGTCGGCTTGTTCCTTAAGTTCCGCCTGTCTCTTGTCTGCTTCAGCACGGCTAATGTTCCCGTCTTTTACCAGCTTTTCTACCGCTCCTATCTCAGCCTCGAACGGTTCGCGTGCGGCCTCGGCCTCCATGTTGCGTCTGTACTCGTTGTTCTCCAGCCCGTGCTTCGACTTCATGTAGCGTACAACGGCGTTATATGCATTGCGCCGTGTCTTGGGCAACTTGAAACGCCTTGTCAGCCAGTTGCCGCCCATTATCTGCTGCATGAGTTTGGTAACTTCCCTTCGTGCCGGCTCCATGTGCCCACGCTCCCACATTTCGTGCTTGCGTTGCGCCATCGAGTTAGCCCGGTTCTCCTGTAGGTAGACGTTCTCCTCTGGCCTTATCTGTTGTCCGGTTTCCTCCGTTATGGTTTTTTGCAGGACTTTCACAGGCTGCATACTGTCGAAATAGCTTCTGTTAAGACGCGCCCTTCTTCTTGATACGCGCTTGTCGTACAGCTCTCTGTATTTGTTTTCCGACTTCTTCTCGGGAGTTTGTTCATCTTCCGTTTCCCGTAGGCGCATATCCTCATTACCGTAGTTCCCCACGCCGAGCCGTCCCTGCATCGCCACGTCCCTCACTGTGCCGATGATATCACGGCCGTTTGGCTCTTGCAGGTTCTCGTAGCTACGCCAAAGTATGTAGCGCAACTCGTTGTCGGTCAACGCCTCGTTGAGCCTTATACCGGCCTTGGTGAGCAAGTCCATGAAGAAGTCCTTTATCCTCTGCCACAGTCCGCTGCTCCTTGCCGCCTCGAAGTTCGTGTCCTCGGCAAGCGACGCGAGGTATTCTTCCGTTGCCACCCTCGTGCTCCAGCCGTTCCTCTGTGCCTTCTCGTCGATGGCGGCCTTAATCTCTCCGTCTACATTGTTGTAAATGTTGTCAAGGAAGGTGTCAAAGTTCTCATCGCCTACGAGCTGCCGCAGCCCGTAATGAGCCACGCCCTCGTGAAGCACCGTGCGCACAGCGTCGTCGGCGTCGGTTGCGTTAGGCGCATACACCACTATCTCGCCAGTACGAGTGTCGTACCAGCCTTTAACGTTGCGTCCTTTCTCAATGGCGCGCCTTACGCCCTCGTCGCTAACCTCGTCTACCGAGTGCGCCACCCTTACACCAACGTTCAGCTTATTGGCTGTGTCGGCAACGGCGGTGTCGATGTCGTTGGATTGTTCTGTAGAAGCAAGACTTTCGCTCGTCCCTATTGCGTCTTGCAAGAACTGTTGGTCTTCGCGTGCTACGTCCTCGGTTTCTTCCGCCAACGTGTTGCGACGTTGTTCAGGTGTCATATTCAGACGTTCCTGTACGTTTCTGGCTTCAACCTCGCCAGCTTCCGAGCGGTACATCTCAACACTGCTCTTGAACTTGCCGATGTCGTTCACCAAGTCAAAAATTGTTTCGTAGCCGTATTTCCGTGCCACCTCGTCAAGCTCGGTGCTGTTGTCGCGCAATATAGTCCCATACGTTGTCTTGCGGTTAAGAGCGTCGAATATGCCTTCGGGGGTGTTATTGAAACCGCCGCTTTCCACTAACCGTCCGCCTGTGGCGGCATTGATGTCGGCAATCACGTTCTCGCTTGTTGCGGCATTTCGGTAGCTGTCCGTGTTGCTGCCGCTTGCAAAGCCCTCTATCCTCTGTATGGCGTGCTGTATCTCGTGGGCAAGCACTGATTTGACGTCCATGCTCTTGGCCTGGTTTACGGTTATCCTGTTTTCTTCCGAATTATATTTTGCAGAATATTCCTCATTTGGCAAGTCCACGAAGTCCACCCTTGTCTGTTTCAGTTCTGGATAAGCATTAAACAACTCGTCGTCTTTCACATAGTCGTCAAGATAAATGCGTTCCGTGTTCTTTTCATTATCACGTATTTCATTCTCGCGTGCAGCCAGCTCGTCGAAACGTTTGGTTTCTTCATCCGTCAGCGTTTCACCGTTGAACAGTCTTTCCTCCAAGTCGTACAACTCCTTGTACCAGTCGCTCTTTTTGTACTTGTCATTCTGCCTTGCGTCGCCGTTCGGGTGATATTCAAAGTCAGGCGTTTCATACTTCCACTTGCCGTCTGCTCCTCGTTCCCAACCGGTTGCAAGTTTTATTTTTCTCGCATTTTCTTGGTCGTTTGTTTGGAGAAGTGAAATTAAACGTGTATCTTTGCTTTTGGTATAAGACGGTACAGGTGCGTCCCCCGTTGGTATAAAACCATTGGCAATCTCTATGAGGTTGCCTTTTTCTATTTCTGTAAGATAATGGTCATAATAATATTCTCCATTTTTTACACCAATTGTAATACGAGCCGTATAATCTTCATTACCAATTTTTAAGCCAACAACATAATAACGATAGCTGTCATATTTACCATTGCTTTTTTCATTTGGCGTTTCCTCTATAAATATTGCATTCTCTAATAATTGTGGTATTGCAACGATTGATTTAAGATGCGCATTGTTTCCGATACTATGGGACGTGACTTTTTTTGCTCCAACTTTTGAAATAGTCACTTTTTCGCCAGTATCGGCAATCGTATATTCGCCACGAAGGTTTTTTAATATGAAGTCTTGTGCGCTGTCACGATTTAAGTCATAGTTTCCTTTGTATTCCTCGCCCGTTATCTCCACAGGCTTGCTGTCGCGCAGCTTGTCAATGCGTGCTTTCTTGTCGTTGTAGGCTTGTTCCATCTGCCTTGCAGTGGAAAGGTTGTCAAGCCTTGTCGTCGCTTCCTCTGCCGCATCAAGGCGTGCAGCTCCCTGCTCGCCGATAAAGCGGTAGCGAACGTCAGCCTTTCTTGCGTTGAAACGTTGCGACAGCGGTATGATGTTGCCCTTGTCGTCACGGGTTATAAGGTCGTTCAGCTTGCGGTTGTTCTTTGTGTTTCGGTAAGCATATCCCTTTCCGTCGTCAAAGCCCCATTCGTTTATGTCGTTGCCGTCCCACCACAACTGACTGGCCGGTACTTCCTGCTCTATTATGCGGTAATCTCCTTCCAGCCTGTTGTCGCCGTGCATTTCTGCATATTTCCTGCTTGGAGTTACCCAGTCGCCATTACGCAACTTGCCTTCCTTTACTGACTTAGGCACGGCACGGTAAACTTTCACCATCGGGTCTTTGCCGTTCCTTACCTCGTCAATGGCCTTGTTTATGGCCTCTGCACTCTCACGGCCGTGTGCTGTGTCCGTACCATAAGCACGCAGGTTGGTGAAATAATCACTTGGTTGCTGTGAATATCCGTTCGCGATGTCGGTAATATTTACATCCGGCGCATCGTTTTCTACCGCCGCCCGTCGTTCCTCGTCGCTTTCATAGCCGGGATTGCTCGGTGCGCTCCATGCGCCAACACCTTGGTATTCGCTGCCTACGTCACCGTAGCCGTTGCGGCGTGCCGCCTCGTTCACAAGGTCGCGCATACGGCTTTCATCGTTCGCCTCCACGGCCTTGGAATATTCCTCGTCAAGCTGCTCGTCGCTCATGTCTTGGAATTCCTGCAACCGCCTGCGCTCCGCTTCCGCCGCTTCTTCGGCACGCTTTCTGGCAGCCTCCATAACGCTGCGCTCCTCCAACTCATGCTGCACATATTGCTCGCGCATTTCATCAATGTTGCCGAACTTCTCGTACAGCTCTTTACGTATCGGAGAGAATATCTTTGCAAATTGACCGAGACTTACACCCTTATTGTCAATTCTTATTTTGCGGCGTATATCATGAAAAGCTCCCGATGCACCGTTGAGATTGCCTTGCCTCATATAGTCCGCATAATCCTGTACATCCTTTTCATTAAGATTGTGTTTTTGCGCGAAGTCGGAAATTTCGTTGTCAGCCTCGCGGAAACGCACGCCTCTGTTATCATTCAGCCATTCCTCGAACCTAACGGCCTCGTCTATTGAGCCGAAATTAATTGCCAGTTCGTCGCTGCCATCAGCACATACCCTTTCGCCTACATACTTATTGTATTCATCCGACAAATCTGCAGCCTCTTGGTACGTCATGCCGTCACGATAGAAAGAAACGCCTACAATAGGTTCTTCGCTGCTGTGTGCCGGTTCTTCCTGATACAGGCTAAGGCTTGTATCCTTTCCATCCACCTTTATCGGTGCATATAATGTATTGTCGGTTTCGGATATACCGCTGTCGTTTATCTCGACATTGTGCGTCGATTGAGCTATTATGTCTGAAAACAATTCATGCGCTTCGTTCGCCAAGGTATTCCCTTCATTCTGCGCACCGTCCTTGTTCACGCTCTTGTATTCTGCAAACGGCTTAGTCTTGCGGTGGCTGCTGTCAATCCACTTCCTGAATACATCCGATGAAACATCCGATACCTGCGTCCTGCGGTTGTTGAAAAAACCGGGGCTGTAATTTCTTACATAATTTGTAAAAGCGTCAGCCGCATTGTTGAAGCCAAGCATTACTTTATGCTCGTCAAAAGTGCCATCCTCATTATAGACATCAATGACAAATACACGTTTGCCGTCCCAATTTTCAATGTCGTCAGACAAATACACGTCTATGTGGTCCCCGTCCACGCCCTCTGTACCACGTATGTAGCCGTAGGTGTTGTTCATCGTGACGCTCCACTCCTGGCCGTTGCGGTCAACGCCACTGCGCACACTGCCTTTCGGGTTCTCGATGGTTACATCATAGCCGTCTATCTTGATGTGCCCTTTCTTGTAATTGCCAGCTTCTTTCTGCGCTTCGGTCGGGTTTTGTTCGACTTTCGCCTCTTCTTGTGCAATTTTTTCGCCAACTGTTTGCTCGTTTGCGGAAGTTTGCGTATCTTTGCTTTCAGAAGAAGCGAGCTGTGGAGATACAATGGTCCCATTCTCCATGTCAGATACGCTTTGGTCTCCAATGGTAGCGTTTCCCTTGCTTGATGCACCCTGTCCTGCGAGGGGAGTTGTCACAGAAACATCGGCAGGGCGATGTTCGGTCTGTGCGCCACCGTCAAATCGGTATAGCAACTTCCCTTTTATTAAAGCATCTTCAACACGTTTTTTTCTGTCCAGATGGCTGCTTACGCTTACTTCAAGTCCGTCTTTCTTTACAGTAACAGACTTAAAGTAATAAACTTTACTGCCGTCATTTTTCAAAAACGCTTTGATAAACAGCAATGATGTAGGACGTTCCACATCATTATTTGTTTCTTCCGTTAATGATGAAGGTACTTCTACTACAACGTCAGGCTCTGTCAACGTCGGACGTATCATCCCAAATTGAGAACTACGTCCTTTGGAAAATAGCTTCGCAATCTGATTTTCTCCCATTTTGACTTTGCCAATAGGAGTTTCAACCATTCCGTCTTCACCAAACTGCTCAACCCAATTTGTTGGTGTGAGTTCGATATCAGGAGCAGCTTCGGCACGAGCTTCCATCGCGGACAATAAATTATCCGCATCTTCGTTTGTCAATCCTTCTGTTGCACTTTCAACTTCTTCAGTTCGGACAGGAACGCTTCCGCCTTCTTGCCTATCCTCGCTTGTTCTTTCAGGTATAGCTCCATCTTCAACCGTGCCCTGCACGCCAGCTGGAACTTCTCCTCCTTGCTCTGTTGTTTGGCCATTACCTGTGGTTGTCGGCTCAACGTTGCCGGTATTTTCTGTCGGCGCAATAGCCGTTTCAGGTCGCGTTAAAGTTTCATCCGACGGATTTTGTGTAGGCTGTACCTTTGCAGCTGCCGCCCTACGGTTTGGAGTATCCGCAATTTTCCTCCATTGCTCCAAACGTTCCTCTGCGGCTGCGATAGCAGCTTTTTTCTCTTTCTGCGCCGCTATCATGGAGTCAACATCGCCGGGTGTAGCTTTTGGCTGTTTCTTTTTCAACTTGTCAACCTCGGTCTCCTGTTGTTTTACCATCGCGTCTACAACGTTCTTGGCCATCTCTTCGTCGCCGTCGGTCTTCTCCATGATTGCATCCCAAGCCAAGTCTGGCTCAGCCTTGTCATAAGCAGGTTTTCCTTTTTCGTCCACGGGCATTCGTGACAATGCCGTTTGTTCCTGACCGGAAGGTTCTATTTGCTGCGGTTGGCTTGCTTGTTGTTCTTGTTGTACATTATTTACGGTAGTTGGTTGTACATTTTCGCCAGTGATGGGCGGCTGCTCATTCTGTATTTCCTCTTGTCCGTTTGCAATTCCGCCGTTCGGCTGTTGCAGTTCTTCTGGAGCAAACCATCTTGACGAAAGCGTGCCGTCAGGGTTTTCAAAGGAAACAAGCACGCTGCCATCCTCTCCTACATTCGTCACTTCTCCTTCCAAGTCTTGCCCGTCAATGTTCACGTTTACTTGCTGTCCTGGCATATATTCTGTTTGTGATTCTTGCGGAGCATTCGCCGCTGCGTACTCCTCCACGCTTATAGGCTGGGCCACGCTTTGGAACTTGTCCGGCGATGTTAAATGAACTTGACCGTCTGCACCTTTATAATATATTTCTTTGTCCGACGCTTCTGTGTCAATCGTACCGTCCTCACGCAATGCGACATTGCCTCGTGTGATAAATACCTCTTGCGGTTGTCCGTTGTTTTCTGCCGTAGGATATAGAACTGCGGCATGTATCATGCCGTCATCGTGCATGTTCTGACGTTCCTCGGGTGAAAGCATACTATTCAGGTATGCGTCACGCTGCTCTCTTGACTGTATGGCTGCGTTCTCGCCAAGATTATGCCCTCGCATCTGCAATGTACTCGTAACGTATTCAGCTGCGGCTTTCTTTTGTTCCTCGTTCAGCTCCTCGTCATCAGATATTTTTTGAGCCACGTCCACAAGTTCATCGTTTGTTGCATTGTCTATCTCGTTCTTAATCTCTGTCCACTTATGACCTCCGATTATCTCAATGGCCGCATTGTCCGCAGCGTCAAGTCTGCGTTGGTCGTTGTCAAACATCGTCTGCAAGGCATTTACGCCTTGCCCTGCCCCATGAAGTGATACAGCTGCCGCATTCATTGCAAACACGCTCAAGCCTACGCCGAAAACAATGTCTTTCTGCGTCTTTGCGTCAAGTAAGCCGCCATTGCCAAACAATAACGGATTGTCACCTACAAGTACGGCGTTCATGGGTATTGCCATTTCCTCTTCAAGGATTTCACCGCCAAGGCCATTAATTCCGGCACGTTTCAACCATTCACGCGTGGTGGTGTACAATTCGGACTTGCCTGCTTTGGTCAACCAGTCGCTTACTTGTTTCAGTCCGGCCTTCGGTAAAAGTTTCATTGCGGCCTTACCTATGTTGAGGTGGTCGCCCAACAGTTCCGTCGCATTATCTATCATCGAAGCCGTAGCCCCTTTGTAGACCGACTCTGTCCAGCCTCTTGGATTGACAAGTTCGTATTCACCCTTTTCCGTATTATACTCTATGTCACCGGCCTTGCGCTGCATGATGTCGCCAAGAGTACCCATACCTTGCAACGTACCGGACAATGTATATCCTGCAAGAATGTCGCCAGCCGCCACACCGAGGTATTTCACTGCGTTTTTCTCTATTCCTTGCAGGGCCTTGCGTTCCGCCCACTTCACAGCTCCTTTCGCCACGCCTTCGCTTAAAGTCCTGAAACCTCCGCCAGAGCCTATAAACGTAGCCATGAAAGGCAACGACTGGCCACCTATCTGCACGTATCTTGCAAAATCACTTATCGCTTTTTGTTCGAAGTTTTTTGCCCTTTCGGCGTTGCCCAAAAGATTGGCAAGCTCTTTCTTGTCTTTCTCCGTGCCGAACACAAGGTGCATACCTTTTATCATATCCGAATAGCCCAAGTCCCATGAGCGCAGGTTGCCGGCAGTGTCCTTCAACGCACGCATTGCCCCGTAATCGTCGCTGTCTCTTACAGCTTCCCATGACCTTATCCTATTCCTTACGGCATTTAATTCTGTTGTAAGGAACGTATAGCGGTTGTCCACCTGCCTTGTATTAAATGTCTGGTCAACGTATGGTGACGAGGCAGCGTCAAGCTCTGCGCCTCTCTTGTTCATTTCCTCTATTATGCGCCGTTCCTCCTCACGGGCCTTGTTTATTTCGTCTTGGGCATAGTCCTTCACGTCCTGCTTCATGGCGTTCTCGTCGTGGAGAGTTTCAAGCATACGCTTGTCGCCCATCACTCCTTGCCACTTATTTACCATACCCGTGTTGATTTCCGCCTCGGCTTCCTTGTCGCCGCCTGCTTCAAACAATGCTATGCGTGCTTTTCTTATATCATCCGCAAGGGCGTTATAGGTTTCCTGTGCAAAATTATTCCTTATTTCTTCACCGCTGATTTCCATCCCGTTTCCGTCAGTGAATATCTTGCCCAAATAATTGTCACCGTATTTCTGTCTCAATAGCTCATCTACATATTCCGAAACTTTTTTGTCAGTACGTATTCCCCTCGACTTGACATCATCGGGCAGTTGCAGGCTCGTTACGGGCACTTGGCGCGGCCTTATTGAATCGTTCTGTTCTATGTCGGCACGTTGGTTGAGCATTGCGGCCTCGTCGGGCGTGATGTCCTTACCCTCACTGTCTTTCCATGCATACAGCGGCTCATTGGTGTCTGTCTTGAAGTATGCCTGCTCATCCTCTCCCAATTGGTCGAGAAACGGGTATTGCCGCCTTAATGGACTATCTTTCGCTACAGTAAAGCCCTTAACGTTAGCATATTCCGGCACGAACTGTACTCTCGGCTGTGAAGTCGGTTTTACCTCTTGCTGCTTTACATCATTGTCATTTTGAGTTACAACTTTTTGCGTCGCCGCTTTTTGCGGTTGTTGACTACCGCCATACTCCGCCACCGAGCGGTCGTATTCGTCAACTACTTGTTGGGCGGCACGGCCGACCTTGCTTTTTGTTGTAGACAAGCCTGTTGCATTAGGAGCAACAAGACGGTCAAATTCCGACTGGTCTTTCCCAACGTTTAATCCGTTTGAACTTGCAGTCTGAAACGCCCATTCACGTGATTCTCTATTTGTACGCATCAGATTGTCAAATTCAGACAAGTCTTTACCTACGTTATATCCTCTGTCGCTTAGTTGTTGATACAACCATTTTGTACTTTCGTTATCTGTTGGCATATCTTCTTCCTTTATTATTTCACACCTGGCATTTTATTACCGCTGACACCCGGCATTGTCTTATTATTCCTGTAATTACGGTTATATCCGCCACTGCTTATTTCGTCACCACGACCGTGATTTCTAAGATAAGCCTTGCGTCTTTCCCATACCAAGTCAATAAAACTTTTATCATCGCTCTTAAAGCCATCGTCCCTATTAAACATGGCTCTATATTCCTCTCGTTCATTGTCGGTCAAGCTTTCCCAATATTTCATTGCAGCGGCTTCGTCCTCTTTCTTTTCCGAGCTTCCGCCGCCCTTGCTTCTCGAAATGCTGTTGCGCTCGGCCTGCAAGGCTAACGTTTTGCGGTTGTGTTCCTTTTGCTCCTCAAATTTTTCTTTCTGCAAACCGTAATTCCTGTCGGAGTTGCTTTGGTTCTGCCTTAATCGTGCCGCAGTGCCTTCAAGTGCGTCAGCCTGCTTGTCTGCGTCCTGCCTTGCCTTCACTGCCTTGTCATACCTGTCGGCGTTCAGCTTGTCCTGCTGTTGCTGCAAGCCCGACAAGTATCTGCGCGCCGTTTCGTAGCGAGCTGCATTCTCTCGCCTGCGTTGAGCCGCACGTTCCACGGCCTTACGGTGAGCGTCCGACATCGTGACGGTCTGCTTTATAGGCGTAGCGCCGGCCATCGCTCCAGTGACATTGCTCAATGCTACGAGGCCGTCAGATATGGCGGCTATTCTTCGGTTGCGTTTTTCCCTCTGCTCCCTTGCCGCCTGTTGCTCCGGACTTTCGGTGTACTCACGCCTTACACGTTCTATTTCCTGCATCCAGTTTGGCTGTCCGCTCGTGTCGATGTTAACGGGCGACTTGGCAAATTCACGATATTGCGCAGCCTTGCCTTCCATATTCCTTATGGACTGCTCCACTGCGTCAGGCTGTTGCGTCGCCGTAGCCTGCTGCTCCTGCTTTTTCTTCTCTTCCTCTGTCATGGTTCTTGCGGCTTTAGTATGGCAGTCTTTTGAACTGTGGAGAGTTCCACATGCTGTTTTCGGGTAATATGTCAGGATTTACACTAATCCCTTGCCCCTTGCTGTTTATTGTTTCCAATGTACCAACCGGAGCATCGCTTCCCTGATTTCCACTCGCTTTTTTGTTCGTCCCTCCGTCTCCGGCTGCTGCAATGAGGCTTGCCCCTGCGTTCACCGCTCCCGTGGCGGCTTGTGCCGTTGCTGCCCTCCTTGCCGCTGCGGCCTCGGATTTCACGGCATCCTCCTGTGCGTCGAGGTCGGCCTTGCGTTCACGGTATTGCGCCTCGATATTGTCCTTGCGTGCTTCCGCCTTTGCCGCCACTTCCGACAGAGCGTCGCCCACAGCCGCTGCGTTGGCCTGCTGTGTCGAAGCGAGCGATGCGTCCGTGCCGCCTATTACCTTCTGCTTGCCTGCCGCAGCCCTGTTGCGTGCCTTTATCGCCTCATTCGTGCGGCTAAGCATGCGCTGCACGTCTGCTCTCTGCGTTGCGTCCTCATTGTAGCGGCGATTATACCAGTTGCGGTTCTCCTGCTGCTGTTTCCGCAATGCCCTTAACTGCTCTCTCTCCTGCTTGTTTGCCGATATTCCGCCAAATATGGCGTTGCCAATAGACGACGCAAGACTCACACCTGCGCCAATAAGCGGCGATATTGCCATCATCACGCCGTCAGGCGCAATAATCTGCTGTAAAAGTTCAAGAATATGTGTCATAATTGCAATTATTTGTACTTTGCAAATATCCGCAATCACAACCGTTTTACCTGCATATCTGCGCAACTCATATTAGTCCCATTTGGCTAATTCTTAAAAAGAAGGGCCGCCAGACTTCACAGCCTGACAGCCCTCAAATGAAGAAGTTATATATATTAGTCAAATGCTCAATACCAATACGGCCTTACCCTCAATTTCTTTGGCTCATAGGGCAGCACCAATACCGACGCAATCCGCTGTCTCGTGTCCTCGGCCTTCTGTTCCCAGATGGTGTAAGTGTTGGCCGCCGGTAGCGTCATTTCCAGCCACTCCGCGTAGCATTTGTACACGATGTAGTCATGGATGAGCCGCCTAAGCTCCTGCACCTGCGTTTCGCTCCTCTCGCGCTCGAACGTCAGGCGGACAACGTACACGTCGGCCTCGTTACCATCGTCGCCGCACCGGCACCGCCTGACTGGTGTCTTCGCATACGGAAACAGTATGTTCATGCACTCGTACACGTGCCTTGCCACCAACCCGGTTATTACTTCGCGGTTGCCATCGTCCAAAGCGTCCTTCGTGCCCGGCGTGTCTGCGTCGCCTCCTATGCTGTCCGCCGTGACAAGCAGCCTGTTGGCGACATCTGACAGCAGTTCATCCTGCTTCAGCTCAATATCTACGCTATATGTTCGTCTTATCCTTTCCATCATCATTTTTCTTGATTAAGCCTCGCAACGCTTCCGTAACCTCGTTGCCCATCTTAACGTTGCCGTTAAACTCAATGTTGGAATATTTTGGCCTCAAATAAGCCTGCAAGTCGCAGTATACGCGGAAATAATCCCTGCCGTGTAGCGTCTCAAGCTCTTTCTTGATACGTTCTTTGTCTTCCATTAACTCGACGAGCTTCGCCAACATATCGTCGCCGCCAAGCAATGTGCGCTTATTCTTCGATCCTTTACGCCTGCCCCCGGTTTTTGCTAATCCTTTAGGCCTGCCCATACTGCGCCTCCTCTCCTGATGCCGGCATGCCCGCCTGCATCTGCATCTGTTGTGCCTGCTGCATATCCTCCTGTTCCTTATTAATAAGGTTGAGAAGCTTATCGCCATAGGGGAATGCGCCGGCTTCGAGCATGGTCTTGAGAGAAATCTGGCCGCTCTGCCATATCTGTAACAAGAAGTCGTTGGCAACCTGACGGAATACCGGCGATGATGTACTTTCGCTGATGTTTATGTCGTAGGCAAGATACTTGACATCTTCGGGGTTAAATTGCAAGTTCTGTCCATCACGGCCGACAATCTTGAATATCTTTTCGGGCGTATAATATTGCTGTATGTTCTTGCAGTCTTTGTTTGCCGACGCCTTACGGAATGAGCTGTATGCTGTCAGCACTCCTTGCAGGCTGATAGCCGCGTTCTGCGTCATTTGCGCATAATAAGTGCCGCTTATCTTACCCAAATCCTTACCCTGCAATGCTGCATTCACACCAGTAATATCGTCGAAGAATTGTTTCTCCATGCCGATAAGCTCCGTTATGCCCAGATTTTGCACGCTGTTGGTAATCTGCGTCGGCAAAGGCACTCCGGCTTTTTGTTTGAAAACAAACACGCCACCAGGCTTAGCCCAGATGTCTGCAATGTCCTCTATTGTAAGTCCGGTACCTTCCAATGCACTTTCCGGCACAGCCAACAGACCCTTTGCAGAAGTCTGCAATAGATAATGGTTGAGGTTGATAAGTTTATTGATATATCGCTGAACATCTATAACATCAGCGACAAACGAGTGAATCTCGCCGTTAATGAATGGATAGAATCGGAAAACGAACGGATGCTCGCCATGTTCGTACGGTGTCTCCCCTTCCTGTATAACCTCGCCAGTTGGCGCGTAGAACCTATAATACCAATAATTGTCTATGAACCATTCCGCTGTTATCAACTTGCTCTCTATCTCCTCCGTTGATACGCCTGCGCTTATGCCGTCCTGGCGACGCTGCTCGTTGACCGCATCAACAAGTTCCGCCTTGTCCTTGATGTCGCACTTGAACATATCGCCGTTGAGGTAGTCTATACAGCGGTAACGAGCTTTGCGCTCCTTGTTCCAAACCTCGATAACACGGCACGCACTTGTATCATTCGGCATAAGGAATGACGTGTTCAGGTCTCTATGATAACCAAACTCCTCTGCCGTCTGTATAAGATAATGTTCGTCAGTGGCGTAATGGTATATCTGTCTTAGACGCTGCACGTCCGCAGCGTTATGTGCGAACATTGTAAGCAGGTCACCCCAATGTATATCGTGTATCTCGCCGACAATCGAGCAATCCCATGTACGAACGTCGCGCATACCTGTATCGACAAAGAAGTTATCCGGCTGCACAACCAGGCTCCAGCAATCGAGCCTATCGCCCATATATCCGTAAGACTTGTGTACACCTGCAAAACCGCCGATGATGAAGCCCTCGAAGATGTCTGAGTACAATAATTGTCCGTCGTTGATGTCATCAACGTACTTGAGCAGGTTTGTAAGGCCATCAGACAACGATTGCTCGTCTCTGTCGCGAGCTACACAAATAGGCTCTGTATTCTGGTTTATATATAGTCCTTTGAGCTTATTAACCAGGTTGCGGATAAGATTATTCTTAAGCGGTGTGCCGCCCTGCTTCCTAATCAACTTATCCTCTCGCATATATCTGCCGTGCGCGTCCTGGACCATATCCGACCACTGATCGCCATAAGTATATCGCATACAACGATGGTAATCACGGCGGAACTTGTCGAGGTTATCCCAACAATATTCAGCCTGCATCAGCACGTCATAAGCGTGCCGGTCTTTCTTCATCAGTCCTGGATTAACAGATATAGGTTCGTATGCCATCGTCTTTCCACTTTTTCCGCAAAGTTAGCCAACGCCCCTTATTGTTCTTGTATATCTGCGCAAGTCGTAAAAGTGAACAAACGTTAAATTTTATCACAATCAAAAAAACATACCGCTAAAAGTATATACTTTCAAATATTTTCTAAATAAAATCTAATTTAGAAACAAAAGAAAAGGCCGCCCATCCTCACGGACAAGCGGCCTCGAAGCGCTCTTTAAACATATTACAATGAAAAATACAATAAAAACATCCTTTCTCCTCCCAACGGAGGTTAGGTGTGGACTCTATCTTATTTTGTCTTGATATTTGTCTTTCTCTTCCACAGTCAACCTGCTTATCACATCGCCGTGGATGTCAAGCTGGCTCCAGCCGGCCACGATTACATATTTATACGGCGTGCCGCTGATACGAGGTATTTTCCCACCTTGAACGGCGCTTATCAACTGCCAGTTCACCATGTCCCTGCTGCCCCAAAGCGCAAGATACTTCACACCGCCGTGACTTATGCTTCTTTCAATGAGTGTCCTCACTGTTTTCATCACGTCAGGCTTGTCAAGTTTCATCGGTCTTGTGGTGTAGAATGCCATGCCGTCGCCAACTAACGCCTGTGCGTCCGCGTCAAACTTCCCTATAATGGTTACGCCATTGTCGCCAACCATGTTCACCATTGACGCAGGATAGCCTTCAACTGATGATGTCAGCGTACTTTCCATCGTCGCCCACATCTTCGACTTCAGGTCGTACACGTATGCCGTATGCGTGCCCGTGTCGTCTGCACCGTAAGGTTTGAACACTATTATCCTGTAGTTAATGTAGTCGAAAGCCATCCTCGCCCCTTGTATGAATTTCAAGAAGTCGTCGGCCTCAGGCCACCCATCAACCCCATTAGGCTCATTCGTCCCATTGCCCCTGAACTTTCCCATTATCCTCGTCCACCCCGGCAAGTCGTCCACGTCAAACGTAGAAAACCTCTCCTGCAGGTCGCCACTAAGCAGCGTCGTGCGTTCGCCTATCAGCTGCATAAGGCCCCGCTCCGACAAGAATATTATCGAGTTGTCTATCTGTAACGCTGCGTCGGGGTCATTGCCAAGCAGCGTTTCACGCGTCGGCGGGTTCGTCGCCACAAACAAACCCGTCGTGCCCACACTAAGCGGCCATACGCCGTCCGTGCAGAATGCGTACAGAGGCATAGAACCGTATGCCGTGCCCTCGCTCATTGCTTTTGTCGCACTCTTTATAGCCACTATCTCGCCCGTACCTATGGCGTTCACGCCCTGCGCCGGGAAGAAAAACGGGTTATCAACCTCGCTCGTGTACATGTAATTCGGATAGCTCAGCGTGCCGTCAGCCGTCGTCATAGCCGCCCGTGCCTCATCCTCCGAGTTATACGTCATGCCATAATCCGACAGGTTGAAGTTTTCGTCAAAGAAGTATGCACCGTGCAGGTATGGATGTGTTTTCAACTCTATTTTATACAGCGCATACGTGTATGGTGGACCACCTGGCGACGACAATATCTCTATACGCTTTGCGTCCGGATGGGGATAATAGAAAAATCCCGCATTCACGCTCAGTCTGTAATAACTTTCCTCCAATGGCGCTTTTATTGTAACGCCGTTGGTTTCTATCACCACTTGCCCCTCAAATGTCCGCACGCTATTAAGTTGGCCCGTCTGTCCGCCCATCCATGTCCACGGCACATTTCTGAATCCTATGTCGAGGTTTGCCGCATTTAGCCTGCCGTTGTACGTATGTATTATCTTCGGTTTTACCGTTTGCCACGAGTTATAGTCGTCAGTCAGCGTGTCCGTTCGTGCCGTCAGCGTGTCCAGCGTATCTTTCGGGAATTTTACAAACGACATATCCACCGGAGCCGTTATCTCCTCGCCTTTTCTTGGCCACATTGTCGACGAGTTGTTCATCTCCAGGAACGGCCACTCCATTGTCTTGTTCTCCGTGTCCTCGCTCGTGCCCAGCTTCATTGCCTCGTCAAGTGAGTATTCCTTCAACGGATAAAACACGTACTGCTGCTCCACCTGTTCCTCTGTCGTGCCTGGTTTCTGCTCAAACTGTATTATGTGATGAAAGCCGCCAAACTCCGTCAGCATACGGATGTAGTAGTTCTTTATCTGTTCGTTATCAATATTAATGCTCGAAAGGGTGTATGTTACTTCAAGTCCCTGGTTATGATATAAGTGTGCATCCAGCATTTGATCATCGTAGGCCGCAAATCCCATCTCCTCATCAGCCATGACCATATTTTTACTGCTTTCCTGCTCAGCGTCATTGCCCTCAGCTAATGTATAGTACTCATCACTGATATTACCTCCTATACTATTGCTTCTCGGTGGCGAATACCGTTTGCTTACAATACATCCAGAATACATCACATAATCCGTAAGATATGCCCTATATGCACCCTTGCGCCATTCCTCACCGTTAATGTTTTGTTTTAACGTCTCTATTCCCTCACCTCCAATTACGGTTTGATCTTCCTCTTCTACATACGTAATACCTTCTGCCTTATATGTCGGTATCTTCTCCTTTCTCGTAAGAATCATATAGCTCGGGTCTTCCGTATAACTCTGCATCTGAGGCGTGACAAATACGCATACCCGGTCTATAACGTCCTCCCAGTCCTTCAACTTTTCTTTTTCGGCCTCGCTTGCCGTCGACTTCACGCCCAAAACAAACGTGCGGTACAATATCTTGCTGTCAACCGTCAGCTCCCAATAATAACTGCCATTAGTATCTTTCTTCAACTCTGCGTTTATCTTATACGGCCATATCATCGGATTCTCTTCCATGCTCGGAGCTATCAGCACAGGTGCGCTTTGCATTATGTACGTCCCGTCGTACAGACGGTATGCTGTCCTGACGAAGAATTTTTCCATGAACAGCCCCTGCCGTCTCATCTCGCCTTTTATCTCATTGACACGCCCAAGAATATAGTCCAGCCATTCGGGATAATCTTCAAAGGCCGACTCATAGCTCAACATCGAGCCTTGCGAAAATTGCATGTCCGCCCTGAACTTTATTGAGATATTGTCCCGGTGTGTCTGGATATAATATCCGTCACTCGGAAATATCGAACCACTTTCCGTTACCGTTCCTTCATAATGTATCGCGCTGAACTCCAACTGAATGTCTGGCGGAGCCTGCCCCAGATATTTGTACGTTCCGTCCTCCTCCTTCCAGCGGTAATAATGCAGCCCCGTATTACTACTCCCAGTGCTCCCCGTACTTCCAGCATTCCCAGTGAAATTTACCACCAGCACATTGCCTACACTCGTTATCTGATAATTACCGTCAGTAAAAAGGCCCGTTGCAGGCTCCGTTATCTCCGTCCTGTCCGCCACGTCATCCTTATACCACCATGCGTTGCCGTTGTCGTCAACAACGATATATATGTCTCCGCCTGACGTATGGTGCACGAATACCAGTCCTTTCCATCCTGCCGGAAGTTCCGCAGCGGTCTCAGCCAGTTGTATCGGCCGCAAACCATCACCCGTATTTATTGCGTTGTGGCACACCTGTAGCTCACCGTCACCACATTCATAATCATTCTGCGTTGACGTCAGCCCCTTCAGCCTTATCTCTTTTACCTCTCCTGTCCTCATTTGCCCAATCTTTCTATTAGGCCCATCAGGCCCATTTGTCTTATTTCTTAATTCTTCATTCTTAATTTCAAGACTTCCACCTTAACCGGCCCTATATTCTGCCGCATGTCGCCTCCGTAATTATTATCACCGGTCTTTTCCTCTTCCTCGTCACCGAAGTCAGGAGCTTCGCCCGTGCCTATAATATTATCACCGGTCGGGCCTTCGTCCGCCCTTGTGAACGTCCTTGCGTGCAATATGTCGCCAATGCCTATAAGCAGGCCGTTACATTCGTCGTTATACACTTTCAGTGCGTTCACGTCGTAATTACACATCAACAGCCATTTGTTCAATATCATCCTCACGATATACGAGAATACCTGTTGCTTCAGCACACCGTCAAACGCCTTATTGTATTTTGCCGGCATGTCCAATGTCAACGTCCAATCCGTGTCCGTCGTTACCGCCGCCGTGACATACACCTTTGCCACAGCCGCCACGTTAGAGCAGGCCTCGTTCCAGTACCGTTCCAACATTTCGGCGTCCTCCTTTATCGTCGATATGTTGTAGTACAGATTCTCCCCGTCCTGCGTTATCGTCTTCGCGCCAATGTATGCCGAGGTCTTGTTCACCTCGGCAATAACATCAGCCTTCGTTATCGTTATTACCAACTCCATATCCAATTATGAATTATAAATTATGAATTAATCATTGTGAATTGCAAAAATCGCCAGCCACGGCTTATTGGACCTATCAGCCCCATTCGGCCCATTTAGCTTACCAGCCTTATTTCTTAACTCTTCACTCTTAATTCTTAATTCCTCAATGTACATTCTTCCGCACCATTCAGGCTCCAGCCCGTATGTCTGGTATATCTGTTGTATGTACGGGCATGGTATCAGAATCCTTCCGCCAGTGTCTCTCGTCAGACCGTGCGTACTTGTCATATCCACACCGTCTGGATTAACGGCGAGCACATACCTTCCGCCCATCCTCGACCATACAAACCGCAATGAGTTCTCCGCCTTCGGTTCATCCTCCAGGCTCTTGACCAGCAACTTATTCATATACCTGTACGTCCATTTCGGTATATATGCACAACTATGCATACCGTCCATCAGCAGGTAATGCCGCCGTCCCATCTTTCTTATCAGGCCTATCTGCCTTATTTGTCTTATTAGGCTCATAAGCCCTATTTGTCTAATTAATCCCATTGTCTTCTTGCAAATTTATATTGTAATATCCGCATTCCCAGTATATCTGCGCACACTATTAAGCAAAAACCAAAAGTAAAGAGAGAACAATCCAAGTACCGTATTAGGCCTATTAGGCTCAAGGCACATGGATTCTTCACTCTTCATTTTTAATTCTTACCTCCCTGAACATTTCCGGGCACGATTTCCTTCCGTCAGTATGCGGTATTGGTTTAACCTTTTCCATACGCACCTGCCCTGCATACCACCTCCTGCTCCTGAACGTCACAGTTTCGTAGTACGTATGCGCCGTTACTGTAGCCTCAATTGTATTGAGATATTTTTTCAACCTTGCGTTGCCCTCCGGCGTGTCCTCGAAGATATACGAGCATATCCAGTACCTCTCCACGCCTCTGTCTTTCAGTATCACTGCCCTGTACTTATAGCCCAGCAGCAGCTTCATTATTTCCTTTATTAACCTCATATCATTTAATTGTTACTTGTTAATTCGTTCAACTCATTAACCCTTTGTCTCAACGCTTCCTCATAGTTCGCTCCCGTAGCCTCCGCATCATGTCGTGCAATGCGCCTGAGCCTCGCCCGTGCGCAGCGTGGGCAGCGTATGGAAAGCAAACGCGCAGCCTCGTAGAGAAGCTCGCGCGCATAGTTGTCAGTTGTTATCATAGTTCTCTTGATTAGCTTGCATATCTTTCTTCCAGTTCCTTGTAATCCTCCTCATTGACATACTTTCTGCACTCAGGATTGAGTTCGAGAGCCTCGTAGCCCACACGGTTGATAAAGTCCTCACTGGTCACTTTCGTCTGTATGATGTCGAATGCCAGCTTCACGTTCTTGTCGGCATTGAGGTCTATTGTCACATCACCCTCGGTCTTGCAGATAATGTCCTCCGCCACGCCCGAACACACATCAACGTCGAAACTCATTACCGACACAGAAGTCAAACCACAACTCTTTGAACTGCTTTCCGCAGTATTCTGCCAACTCTCTTGTTTTTAATGCAAGGCGCGAGCCGTAGTACGCATGCGAGTACGTGAAAGCGCTGATCGAATCCACGAAGCCGAGGCCGCAGACCGTCCCGTGGTACGCGCTGCCGCCGAAAGCCACAAGGTTTTTCTTTTCATCCTCGTCCATTCTCTCGACTTCATCTTTCGTGTATAGATAGAAATAAGGATAATACCTACATTCATCTTCAGTGAACTTCGGAGTCCATCCCTCATTGAGTGCAGCAACAATAATGCGGAGTTTTAGGTAGGCACTCAAATCGGAATCAACATCATCTATATTGTTATACTGACAAACAAAAGGATGGTTTCTGCCAAGCTCATTCAAAGCGTCTTCAAACGTCTTAATACGCTCCATAATGTCTTTCGGCTTATCGTCAACTAAAGTCAAGACATTATTCACCCATTCAACTTTCTTACCTTCAGGTACTTCAATACTAATCAGTTTTGTTTTCATAATATTTTCGTAATTTGAATATTATTTTTACTAATTTCTTGTTCTGCTCCCTGTACATGTCAACCTCCCTTTGCAGGAAGTCTATCTCGTTGCACAAGGCCTCATGCTCGATATCGGTCATTCCTTCATTTCTTCAATAATCTGTTCCAAACACTTTGCTATCCCTACTTCAAGGGCTTCTTCGTAACTGTCGTACCGTCCGCCTGATATACTCTTAAGGCAAGCTGTAGATACCCTGATTAGGGAATATGACCAATAGAAGCGGAACTCCTTACCGTCAAAGCAGCCCATTCGCTCCATCTTGACAAAGGTGTCATGCTCCTCTCGTAGCCACCTCGCCGCCAAAGCCAGTGTTGGACGGGAGCAAATCGTGTCGCCAAATCCGTTGTGGTCGTATGGCCTGATACAGTCTTTCCTGACCGCTTCGCCGTCTTCCAACTCATAGTAGCTGTTGCACGGCACGTCAAACCCTGCCTCCTTCAGCATACGGGCAGTGTCTCTCGAAACGTAACTTTCCTCTATCATGGCTGTTCCTCTTCATTATACCACTTTGGCTTTGGGAAACGAGAAGTAAATTCTATCGCATCTACTTCCTTCGGTTCGATAACGCACGCTTCCGGCCATAACTCCATAATCTGCTCTACATTGTCAGCATAAGCAACAATGATAAAGCAATCGGAACTTTCACAAGTGCACCAATACGGGTACTTAATAGGCCACTTGACAGGGCGGTAGTCATTCCCGCAATCTTTCTTCTTGATATAAAATCTTGCTCGTATCATAATTTATTCCTTTTTCGGTTTCAAAACAAGTTCCCTCGGCTCCTTGTCAGACCATTGGACTTCTGAGAAGAAACTCTTGTGGACAAGAGAAAGCAATTCTACGTCACCAACGGAGCACCATATATCCAGAAACTTCACGGGTTTTTCCTTGTGAAGCCACAACTCACCATTTTTGTCACGAGCTATCCACATAGTTTATTCCTCCCAACAAACCTTAACTGTATCAACATAACCTTCTGGGCACGCCTTATCAAAGGCTTCTTTTTTAGTAGGATAAGATTTTGTATCAAGTAATCCACATTTATACACATTCACCTATCCCTCTTTCTTTTCGGGGAGCATCATAAGGTCATTTTCATCTTCCTTGTCTAAAAATCTAACTTTGCCAGTGATATAATAGTAATTTACATCTTCACTATTACCATTTGCTATAAGTGCAATAATAGGTTTTTCACCTTTTGCATTAAAGCAAATAATCCTCGCCTTTCTTCCGTCCCTTGTGCAGACTGGCTTTCCATCTTTGGCCAAGTTAATGTCGAATGGAGCTAATGTAGGCTTATCATCACAACCTTTAAAGTGAGAAGCAAACTTGTCATCGCACCAATATTTAATATTCTCGATAATCTGATTTACATCTTTCATCATTACCATCTCACTGTCATATTTTGTTTCAGAATGAATGAAATAATAGTAAGCACCACTATCTTTTGTTTGCAATTCAATATACCACGGCTGTGAAGTACCAATATAACGCCTATCAAAAACTCGTGCAATAATTGCAAGTGAATGAGGGTTATCACAGGTGAAGAAAACCATAAATCTATCCTTGCAATGGCCGCAACAACTTTCTGTTGTGTGTACATCTGAAATTGAATTTAGCGCATCACAAATCTGAATGCACTCTTTATCCATATTACCGTCATAATTATCTTTCTTTTCTTTCATATCTTCTTTGTTTTGTTTGATTTCTATACTAATTATTCTATTTTTCCAGTCATAAATGATATAATCATTACATATAGGCTTATGTCCTTCAAAATCTTCATATACTTTGAAGTTTTGAACATAAACTTTACCACCTTCAAAGATTTCGTCTTTTATGAAATGTGGCTCTCCGACTTTTTCAAGTTTCTTGAAGATAACAGATTTATGGTCTGTTCTTAAAGAACAATGGCAATTTCCAATAGTGGTACTTCCAACAGCGGTAATGTTCTTGCAAACAGTATCATAATAAAAGCTACAATTCCTGCAAGTACCTCCTACACACTGATACCACTCACCGTTATACTCGAATATTTCTCCTATCTTGCGTTCCATAATCAAAAAATAAGTATTGTATCATCATATTCACTTATAGTGTCAGCGTCCTCATAAACGCTATCAGAATACACTTGTATCATTTTTGACTTATCCTCCACTTTCATAAGTTCGTCAATCATATTCCTCCATCTCTTAGTTTTGTGGTTAAAATTGACGCTGATGTATCTATCTCATTTTTAACAAGTTCCTTAAATTCCGCATTTATTGAATCTATGGCCTTCTGAGTACTGGACTGTATGCTTTGCACACCAATATTTTTGACTATTGAGGATGCAAAAATATCTGATAGCACATCCAACAGTTCTTCTTTGCTCTTATCGGATAACTGCTTCTTGATTGTTTCTTTTATAATATCATTCATTTTTTGTCCCTCCTTACATAAAACATTCTTGATTTTGTCTTATCGTTCGCAACGACTTTGTACTCTATTCCGTTTACCTTGAACACGGTAACGTAACAATAGCTTTTGCCCTCGTTACTTATCTTGCCTTGATTGATAACGCTCCAAACAAGCTGCGATACAAGCTCGTCCGAAATATCGTCATCGTACTTTATCCGTATTTCTTTCATTATAAATGTTTTCTTGCTTCTTCTTCGCTGTCGTAGAACGTAGGCAAGTAACGATTTTCCCAATCACGTATGCGCCATTTATTCCACCAATGCAATTTATACTCTATGACATACCGTTTTACACCGTATTTAGGTGATAAACGCCCGAAGTCAAAACATGATATTCTTGTTTTCATTTCTCACCTCCTTTCTTCAATTCGGCAATGAGGGCATCGGCTGCATCTACAGCATATTTAGCAAAGTTGATTCTGTCTATAGTGAATTCATATATAGAAGCAAATACTTCTTTGGCGATTTCATACCTGCGCTGCTCCCAATCAAAATTGGGAATACGTGTATCTTCTATTGGTATATCCTCAAAATCCCACCATAGGTTTAATCCTCTCACATGATGATGTTCTACACCCTTGTTGTCAATATAAGACACTTGGTCAGAATCATCTCTTTCTGACTGATAAAAATTGTTGAACGACACCACATCAACTATCTCTCCGGTCTTTCTTAGTCTCTTTTTCATTGCAGACCTCCTTTCGCCACGTTGTGCCACATTTCGCTTGCCACCTGCAAGCTGTCAGCCTTTGCTTGAATACCAATGTACCTCTTGCTTGCGTAGTCACGCTCCGCCCTTGCCTGACCGACGAAGGCGAACGCTATCATCACCAATACAAGTGCCTCCGCGAACATGAAGGCATACGGCCATCTGTGTATTGCCTTGTTTACAACTCGGCACGTCTCCTTGACGGCCATCGCGAAGCCCCTGCCTATCATTGAGAAGGCTTCGCGGTAGATGTTTGATGTAAATGCTATCTTTGTCATAAATCCACTATCAAATAAAACATTCGTTCTCACTGATTTCCTCGGCGCAGAAACGTTCAATCCATGTGTCGAGACTTCCGTCGTGCCCGCAGTGTTCACGCAAGGAACATTCGTCGCAAGGGTTATCTACGTATGAAGTTGCAACATGGTACAACTCCCCGTCTATTTCTACTCCTGTCAGTTTCATGGCTTGTTTCTTAGCTTGATGAAACCCTGACGTTCATACACTTTCAGCTCGTCGAGCTGCCTGTCGTCAACCTCGGCCACGGTTTCCCCGTTTATCGTTATCCCCGCGGATATGCCGAAACGCTTGCGGATGCGGTCAATTAAGCCACCGTCCTTGGTTCTCCAATAAATCGTCACTCGCATACCTTTCATCTGTTATTCCTCCTCGTCGTTATAGTTCTCAAACCTGTTGCCGCCCTTGACAAGCAGTATGCACACGATTGCCACGGCGATGATAAATGCTATTAAGTAATTCATGGTTGTTCTTGTTTTTTAGTTACTCAAAATCCCGATAATCTCGGTTCTTGTTTCTCTTTCAGTACTTGCGCCACGCGTGCTATTTCATCATCAACCCTCTTCTCCAAGGCCTTGCTCTCCTTCAGAGCTGATTGCGTGTGCGTCTTGAAATACTCCTTCTGCTTGTTTCTCATTTCCGAGACAAGATTGAAAAACTGCCTTGCGTCCATAACTCTTCACTCTTAATTCTTTACTCTTCACTTAATCACACGCTTCCCTCGAATATCTTGGCGAAGTTCTTTGCCTCGAATATCCAGTCAAAGTCCGCCGGTATCTTACGCCGCGGCGTGCGTCCGTTCAGGTAGTCGCTTGTCATGGCGTTGCGTATGGCGTCGGCTATCTCCTGCGCAGTGTAATTCAACACTACGTCCTCTAATTTACGCTCACGCTCGTTCGTCAGTACTTTCACCGGCTTGATGGAGCTGTGGTAGTACTCTATCATTTCATTGAAGAACTTAAACATACGGAGGGATTTTTCCTTTACGGACTTGTCGGCATTTTCTCCGTTTTTCTCACGCGCGTTTTTTTCTTTTTCTTTTTTTATTTCTTTATTATTTACTTTACTTTGTGGATTATTGTCAACATTAACTCGGTTATTGCATACATTAACCCCGTTATTGTCAACATTAACTCCTGACGGAGGTTCAAAGAGGTCTTTACGTCCGCCGTTTGTACCCACATTATTGTCAATTTTAACAAGGTTATTGTCAACATTAACTCGGTTATTGCATACATTAACCCCGTTATCGTCTGCATCAATAAGCAGGTAAGGCAGTTTCTCATCCGTCTTGCGCCTTTTTGCGGCCTCGAAAAAACGTTTCTGAATTCCATGAGAAGTCAGAACCCTTACCGAGTCAAACAGGTTTTTATCGAAGAACCCCCACCTGACTAAGCGGTTCAAAATCTGGTCAAACAATTCAGTGCTGACACCGGGAAGGGAACGAAGCATTTTCATCTTCATCTTGTCATTCCACTCTATGAAGTAGCCGTTGCGATATACCGCACAGAGCAGCTTGACAGCTGTTATCTCACCCTTTATCCCGAACTCCCCGGCGATGCAAACTATCTTCTCGTCCTCGAAGAAGTCGACATCGAAAGGGAAATAATCGAGCCCGATTTTCTTTGGTCTTGCCATTGATTGTCAAACGTTTTTAAGAAAGTCGTCAACCTCGCGCATAAAATCATCTATGCCTCGGCACAATACATACTTAAACTCACCGTCGGCGCAAACCGCCTGTTGCCACCACTTTTGCGCGTCACTCTGCCTGCCATTGGCTGTCTTCATTTCTATCAGCAATCCACAGTAATGGCGGTTGCGTTTCAGAAGAATTAAATCTGCCACGCCAGGTATTACGCCCTCCGCTTTGAGCCTCGCACCAGTAACACCGTCGCGACGCCCGCCGTTCGGCACGGCAAACAGCCGCGCGAACAGATGCGGATATTTCAGCCTGAACCACCGCACACATGACACTTGTATGCGATGCTCCTCGTCTGATGGCTGACGGCGCACGGCCTTGGCATTTGCCATGGCAAGCAGCTCGTCAAGCGTCGTCTTCTTCATGGCCGTGCGTCTTATCTATCACCACATCCTCGCATCCCGTTGCGCTGATTGTCACCTTCTGCCCGTCGGGTATGCCGTCAACAAAACGTTTCACGGCCTTGCTTATGGCCTTGTCCGTTTTATCAGGCTTATCAGTCCCACCAGCTTTATTAGGCTCATTCGGCTTATTTGCCCCATCCGCCTCATAAAGGAACACGTCCATTATCTTGGTTTCCGACACGGCCTCGCAATCCCAGTCCATCATGGTGCCTTCCATGTGCTTGTTGGTCATGCGGCGTGCGTCGTCAATGTCCTTTGCCTGCACCAGGTAGTACACGGCCGTCTTTTTCTCCTTCTCGGTCTTTTCGTCAATGACGATATAGTTTATCTTCACCTTGTACCACTTGTCGGCTTCAGCGTTGTCAGACATTACAATTTCTGAATAGTTGGTTATTTTCTCCGACACGACCTCGAACTCGCCGCTGAGGTAGCATGACATTTCCTTTATCACCCGGCCTTCGGCCTCGGTGAACGACAGGGCGTCTACGATGTACAGCTCCGTCACTTTCTTCTGCATCCCGTTCTCCAATGTTTTCTCGTAGCGGATGCCGCATTCAAACAGTCTCATATATTATCGTTGTTACGTCCTGGCAACTTGTATTGCCAGGACGCGGTTAATAATTACATACAAGGCGACTTACAGTCACATTCACACGGATTGCCTTTTAAGATTCTTTCTTCCGGCTTTATGGCATATTTTAAACGCTGAAAAAGCGTTTGTGCATAGCTGTCCATCTGATTGTACTGTCTTTCAAGAAGATATACTTCTTCTTTGTCAAGCTCAAACACTTTATACGAATACAAGAAATTTTTGAGCTTTTTCATACGCTCACGCAACTCTTCAAATTCTATACTCATACGGTCTATATGTGTTTCAGCCACTTTATACGCCTTTTCAAACACTTCTTTTGGCGACCAAGACTTGTAACCGTCTTCGTACTCCACGATATAACCTTCTTCATTGGTTCCGTGTATATCCGAGCTGTTAGCATAAGGATTACGCCCTGTGGTTTTGATGAACTCGCCTAATTTCATTGGCTCTGCTTTCACTTGTTTTGTTCCGATGTACTTTTTCATTTTTCTTTCTTTTTAAGTTTAACAATCAGTTGTTTTATCATGTGTGCCCTACATTTACATTTCTGCATTGGTAGAGCGTCGTATAGCTTTGCTGCGTCATCCAAGTACTGGATTATCTTCCGCACGTCCGTCTTGCATATTTCCATGTTCCATGAAAAGGTTAACGAGTTCGTTGAAATAAGCCTCCTCTGTCGGTATGTCGTCGTCACTGTTCATTATCTGTGCCGCCGTGTTTTTTTTGTCCTGTATAAGCCTGTACACCGCCTGGTCTATGGTGCCGCCGGCCAGCAGGTAGTAACACGTCACGTTGTCCTTCTGTCCTATGCGGTGTGCCCTGTCCTCACACTGGCAGCAGTCGCAGTAGGTCCACGGCAGCTCAAGAAAGGCCACCGACGACGAAGCCGTCAATGTCAGCCCTACGCCGGCGGCCTTGATTGAACAGATTATGAGCATAGTTTCCGCATTGTTCTGAAAGCTGTCAACAGCCGCCTGCTTCTCCACCGCGCTGTCACGCCCCGTTACGGTCACCGCGCCGGGGAAAGCCTTTACCAGAGCATCAACGACTTCGTGCAGCGAACAGAACACTATCAGCTTCTTGCCATTTTCCAGGAATGTTCTTATGAAGTCCGTAGCCTGCGCCACCTTGCCCAGCGTTGCCAGCCTGCGCAGCGTCATGAATCGCACCAGTGCCTCCATCCTCATCTTGCGCCGTATCTCCCAGTCGGTACATTCGGTGTATTGTTGCAGATAGGCGGCGAGGTCTGCGGCGGCGAGGTTGTATTCCGGCGCGTTGTCTATGTCGACGTACAGGTCTATGCGTGTCTTGTCGGGCAACTGCGGCAGCACCTTGGCTTTCTCGCGGCGTATCATGCAGGTGTCGTATAACTTTCTGCTCAACACCGACAGCGGCACGGCCGGCTCCGCCTTTTTGTCTTTCTGGTCAATGCAGTAGTCCGCCATGAACTGCGTACGCCCTCCGAACTCCTGAAGCCGTCCCATAATTGAGAGCTGCGCGACAAGGTCTTCAGGTCTGTTCACCACCGGAGTACCCGACAGCAGGATTACCCATTCCTTGCCTGTCGTAATCCCCTTGGTGAAGATTGTCTGTTGTGCCGACGGGTCTTTTACTCGGTGGCTCTCGTCGATGATGACGCTCTTGAACATCCTTATCTGCGGACAGAACACCACGTCCTTCAACCGGAAGCTTTGGTTGCCTTTCCTGGAACTCCCATTGCTCCCAGTCCTCCCATTTATATCCCACACGAAATACTTTCTCAGACTTTCGTAGTTCACAATGGCAACATGGTGCATTCCCATCTTGAGCAGGTACGGCCACGTTGTCCGAACGGAATTGTCAAGCACCAACGCCGACTTATCCGTGAACTTCCCGAACTCCCGCTGCCAGTTTATCTTCAACGACGAGGGACAGATTACAAGGCAGGGATAGGCGTTTGCCGTATCAACTATGCCTATGCTCTGTAGCGTCTTGCCCAGCCCCGGTTCGTCTCCGATGATAAGCCGTTTCTTTGCCAGCCCGTATTCAATACCTTCCTGCTGGTATGGGTACGGCTCAACGCGAAGATGATCTTTCAGCGTGTGCATCTTGTTTCTTGTTAAAGTTCCATCCGTTCAGTTCATACACCCGTCTGCGTGCCTCTTCCCGATTACTGTATAACGGTTCGTCGTCAACAGGCTCAGCCATAGTACACGACTCATTGACATGAATGTATCTGTATATGCGGAAGGCACGTCCACGTGGCGCATAATAACATTGTCCTACTTTAGGTTTTATCATAATCTGTTCATTTAAAATTTTCAATCTCTTCCTCGAAGTCCTCGCGGTCAAGGCCGCGTATGTAAGTGTAGAGCACCAGGTTCACGCAGTCGTTATAGAACCGCTCAAACTCTTCTTCATCCATTGCCGCAAACGATATGCTGCGGTACTCAATCTCACGCTCGCCCCTGTCGTTCATTCTCGACGAGAAATATCCGAGGTCACGCTTGAACCGCCGCACCATGTCGTCCACACTGCGTATGTTCCACCGTTCCGCAAGCTGCAACGGCAGGTTGTCGTATGTCAGCCTCACGAGCGCAAAGAACTTCTTGTGAAACTCGTAGTTGCGCGGCTGCGTCACACGGCAGCGTACCGTCGAGCCTGTCTTCAGCCTCTTCTTCATGTCCAGGTCGCTGTCATACAGCGGCACAAGTCCGTAAGCCGTTACCCGGCAATAGATGTCCATATCTTCTTAACTATTCATCCCATTAGTCCTATCCGGCCTATTGGCCCCATTCTTTATGAATTGTGCATTGACAGCAGCCACCATTGAAAGGCCAACTCCTCGTACTTCTCGCGACCACGGTTATAAACATCGTCGTTCCTGTTGATGAACTTCTTGAACACCTTGCAGTTCTTCTTCGAAATGGCGTAGATGAAGTCACGGTCGCTGTGTGCGATGTCCATGTACCATGCGCGGCTCCTGTCCCAGTCGAAGAAGTCCACCGCCTCGTCGAACTCCTGCTGCGAACTGGCAAAGGTGGTTTTCAGGTCGCCGCCGAAGCCGAAGGCCGTCAGGTACCAATCCCACTTGCAGCGTGTATCAAGATGGAAAGGATATTCACAGTAGGTGAACTCCTGCCCCTTGTTCACCATGAAGCGTTGCGTGTCCGCCAGTTCGAGCACCTTGGCGAGAAATGGGTCGTGCCGTGCTTCCATGCGGAGCGAGCGTTGCATTTCCTTGGCGTGAAGAAACTCGTCGTCAGTGTATTGCACATCGTCCACCGTGTAGCGGTAGTAGTCCACCCGTGCCGGCTCGGTGATGATTGCGTCAACCAGCGTACCGAAGCGGAACGCCGCCTCGCGGTCGCCGAACTGCTGCCGTGGGTGGATGATGTCACGCAGGGCCGTGAGGTCGGAATTTGAAACCTCTGTTCTATTGTAGTATTCATCAGGATTATGGTTCATTGTTACTTCGCCTTTACCTCGTCCACATATTCCACGTTCTCGTCGCTGACGAAGATGTCCTCCTTGTTGGCGAGCTTCTCGCAGAACGTGATTTGTTTCTTGAACATCTTGGCAAGTTCCTCAACAGTAAGTGTGCAGCCCTCCTTGCTCCACCACAACGAGAGTATAGGCATGATACCCTCGGGATTAAGAAGGTTTATTTTCTTCGTTACCTTTGTCTTCGGCTGATAACCTGCCACGGTTGCCTGTTGATTGAAGAGTGAGGTCATTTCCTCCGTCTTGTGCTCCATTTCGGCCTTACGCTTTTCCTCGGCCTCGCGTGCGGCGCGTTCCTGCTCCAGACGTTCGGCCTCGGCTTTCTGCCTTGCCTCCATTTCCGCCTTTATGCGTGCTGCTTCCTCTGCGTTGGCCTTAGCCATCTTTTCGAGGTTTGCTTTCTTTGAGGGAAGGCGGTCAAGTATGTAGTCCAGGTTGTCGCCAACTTCGGCGATGTACTGCTCGATGAACTGATTGTGCAGCTTTTGCTTTGTCTCCGTCTCTATCTCGGCTGCGTTCACGCCGGAGGGGATGCGCACAAACGTGCGCAGGTTCTCAAACCATTTGGATGGCAGTCCCTTGTCCACATAATCCTTCGTGCTTTTCAGCCTTGCCAAGGTGTCGTCGTAGTTTTCAAGCGTCAGCTCGTTGTCAGCCTTGGTTATCTGGTTTATGCTGTCGTTAACAAGCCGCTGGAACTGCTGCTTGAAGTCGTCCTCCACGTCCATGCGGAACTTCCGTGCAGCCTCTTCCGCATGGCGGCGTGCCATTTCCTCGCGCAGCCGCTTTTCTTCCTCCGTACGCTTCTTTGCTGCGTACTGATTGCGCAATTGCTGGAGCTGGTAACCTATCGTTCCAGCTTTTGCCGGGTCAATCTCGTTCTCTATGACAGTGAATGCCGTGCGTACTTGGTCGAACAGCTTGGTAACGGGCGAGCGGCGTTCGTTCATGACTTTCACCGTGCGCCGTGCCTTTTCGATGAATGTTGCCGCCTGACGGTCGAGGTCGTCATTCATGCCCTGCTGCTGTATGGTGTGTAGTATGTTTTGTCCGAAGTTCACGCAGTTGTCGCGCGACTGCCTGTTAAGTTCATAAGACTTCGGGGCGGCCTGCATAATCTTATTTATGTTCTCCGGCCGTATTATAGTAAGTTCGTTGCTCATAATTTATAATTGGGTTTATTTGTCCTATTTGCCCCATTCGGCTTATCATGTTATTTAAAAAGTATCGTCTCCCGACGGCTCTACCGTCACCCCTGCCGACATGTCCTGCGGCGGAGCGAACGTCTCCTCTCCTTTCGGTTGCGATACTTGAGCCGTGCCTTCGGCCATTCCTCCGTACGGGTCAAAGCCCGTTTCGGGCTGGCCGTCATTGCCTATCACATCGCTCTCAAGCTGCGTACCTTTGCCGATGACTATCTTCGGATAAGTCTTGAAAGCGTGCTTTATGCACTTGGCCTTGAGAAAGCCCGTGTCTATCTGACCGTCGGCCGAGGAGTATAGTTGGTTGGGGTTCTCGACGTATTTGTGAGCGTCATTATCCCAATACCTGTTAGCCTTGCCTGAGAAGTCAGAAAGGCGTTTCCAGTCCGATTCCGTCATCACGCTGTAGTCTACCGAGCCGTCAGGCCGTGTAATCTTCAAGAAGCAGGCTATTATGCGGTTCGACTGGCGCGGAATCTTGCAGCAATAGTTCACGTACTTGCGCCCGTCCTTCTCGCCGAACGAGAACTCGTCACCATCATACACAATCACCGGGTTGTCCGCATACTGTATCTGTCCGGCCTTAGCCCTCAACACCAACTCACCGTATCCCGAGATTGTAAGGTTACAGCGTGTCTCGTATAGGTTCTGTCCTTGCGCGTTCTTACCCGTGCAATAGTTTCTCGGCAGCAGGTAGCACAACGCCTGCGCCCCTGGCTCCAACGTCAGACCGCGCACCGCAAGGTCAATGAACGCGAAGAATACCGACATTCCCGTACACTTACGCAGCTTTTCGTTGTCCCTCAACTGGTTGTTGAAGTACATTGCCTCACGCTCATACACTCCTTCGCCGCCGTCTTTCCAAATGGCGTTGTACACGTTGATGAACTGTGAGCGCACGTAGTCATTTCTTATCACATCCGTCGCCTTGAGCGACGAAATAATACGTGCCTGATTCAAAGTTTCTTGGTTGTTCATAATCTGTCAATTTTTATCGGTTGAAATTCTTAATCCAAAATCTGTACACGTCCTTGCCGCACATTGCAGCAAAAAACATGAATGCCACTATCAAGGCCGTGACGTCGCCCGTCATTGCTGCGTGGCCGGTTGTCAGCGCAAGCAGCGCAATAGATAATGCTTTCATATATCTCGTGTTTTTAGTTTACGATTAAAAAGAAACTTGCCGTATCTCACGACAGGGCAAGCCGAAAGTATCAGTTCTTTGAAACATTGAATTGCAATGTCGTGGCGCAGCCGTTCTCGCTACGGGGTGCAAGTCGTCAGCTTTCCCTGCGCCTGGTATGCTCGGGGTTTTGGTCGTACTTTTTTTAATCCCCGCCGTCCCGGGGCTTTAATCCATTGACGGCGGGGCTGATTCCTATTTTTACCTTGCAGAACTATATATTTCATTAATTATGGCCTTTTGGAAACTGCCTATCCTCACGGACGGGCAGAGTGAAATCCAAATAAGAAAAATATGATTATTTAAACCTACCGCCTAACCTCACGGCCAAGCAGAACAAAAACTAAATAAAAAAAACATTATAGTATGAAAACCTCTTGCCTCCGCCGAGGCGGTAACTTATATAATATGTATTCTATCCGTTATGTAAGCCGTGCGGACTTCACAGCAGGCACGGCAATAAACACCTTAATAAACTAATATCTATGTGCATGTAATTCGTTCCCGTGCGTGTTCCGATGTAAACGCTTACCGCCATAAAGCACGGGATAAAAAAAGCGACAACCCCTAATGAGATTGTCGCTGAAATATTGATTTTAATTACTTATTTCTTATCTTTTTTCTTCATTTCTCTATATCCTATTTTTAAATCTTTCTTTACATCAGGAAGCCTACGCTCTTGTGGCAAGTCTTCAGGAGCAAGTCCTGTATTTTTCTCAACTATACGACGAACTTCCTTACCTATTGCATAATGCGTACGTTCCAATGCTTCCTGTCCTGAAACATTGTTTCTCTTTATATTTTCTTCAGTTTGTGTCACCCTGAAAAGGTTTGCAGCCAGCTCGGTACGGCTCATCGTGTCAGGCAAGTGCCCACGTTTTACTCCGCGCCTATTTTCCAGTTGGTATGAAAACATATTGTACATACCCCTGTAACCAGCATTTTGAAACCTTGCGTAATCAACTACTCCTGCCGACTTCGCCGTAGAAGCCAAAGACTTGTTGCCGTCCGTAAGTTCATCACGTATAAGTAATCGGTCTACATCGTTGCTACTTTGGATATAAACCTCGAATTTTCTTGTCTGTTCGGCAAAATATGCTTGCGCCATGGCAACTTCAGGTTTCTTAGTATCACCGTTCATTGCTATTATATAACATGCAAATCTCGTCAGCTTGAAATCTCTTACTGGTTTCCCGTCAACAGTGCGTTCTACGGGGATGATATTTTCGTAATGGGGAATATTCAGAGTTATAAACGTTTTTGTCGCCCTGTCTATTACTTTCATAAACGAGTTCATGTCAGTATAGCCGAGCATACACATCAGGTCTGAAGCCCACCAAAAAATAATGCCGTTTTTGTTTTTGAAATCCTCAAACGTTACTATGCTGTTTTGTTCCATAATACTATATTTTGTGCAAAGATAGTCAAAATTATAGTATAATCTGAAAATATATATAATTTTCGTTCCCGTGCCCTCATCAAAGAGCAGCCTCAAAGGGCAGCACGGGATATATATGTCTTTGCCCACGTCGTCACCCGGTTGCGGTCGCCCACTCCGCATAACTTTATAGCCTTAATGGACTGTGGCAGGCTCTATCCGTCGGCAATCAATCTCTAACTTAACGAACGCCATACTTGGCGCACGCCCGTCAACAGCACCTCGCTTATTTATTCACGCCGTGACTTGACGGGATTTAATTTTATTTCAGCCTTTTTGTTCCAATATGTCAAAGAACTACGAGCAAAAGAATTCTTCATTCTTAATTCTTCACTCTTAACTTAATAAAGTGGTGCAGCCGCTCTCGCTGCGTGTTACCGGCCGTCAGCCGCCCCTGCACCTATCGCACATTAACTATTTCTCACCTTCTCACCCTTTCACCTTCTCACCTTTATAAGGTTCTCCACAGCATCTTTATCGCCCTGCCGGTAAAGAACTTTCTCGGCCTGCCCATGCGGTCCTTCACCGTCCGCCGCTCGCCGTATTTTATCAGTCCTTTCGCCACATACTCAGCAAACGCGCTCCTGCTTACGCCCAAAGCCTCGTATGCCTCCTTCGTACTGTATTTCGCCGTGTCCGCCACCTGCGGCTCTATCGCTGTCACCATAATCCGTTCCTCCCCTCCTGTTTATCTTATTAGCCTTATCTGGCCCATTTGTCTTATTAAAGTTGTATCGCTCATATTCGTTTCCTCCTTTCAGAATTTCTTTATCATATTCAGCTCCTTTGCCAACTCTCTAACTTTATTCTCTGCCGGGGTATCAGCGTTCCATCCGAGGGCGCGGGTAACGGTCATCTCACTTACGCCCGCAATTTTCGCAAGACGCTTGGCCTCACCATGTCTTAAAATTATTCTCTTTCTCTTTGCCATATCAGTTTTAATTCTTATTTTTGCCGTTAAATCGTCTTGTGTTGCATTTCTGTTGCCTTGACGTTGTGCGGTTGTTCTGTTTACAGTTGCAAAGATAAGATAATATCTTGATATAAACAAGATGTTATCTTGAAATTTACAAGATGTTAACATTTATTATATATTACGTATGGATGCGAGTCAGATTATCAATAAAATAATAGAATACAGTAATTTAAAAGCTTCAGACTTTGCTGCTAAAATTGGCACAAAAACCTCACAAGCAATATATGACTTACAAAAAGGTCGAACAAAAAAAATATCAGACTCAATGTGTGATAAGATTTTATCTTGTTATCCAGAAATTAACAAAGCATGGCTTTTAACAGGAGAGGGCGATATGCTTAATTCGGAACAATCACCGTCATTATCGCCGATAACTGATAAGGTTATTGCCGATAATGACGGTGATAATCAACATATAATTAAATACTATCCCAATGTCAACGGCTCAATGGGTGGCGTGCAATTTCTCGACGACCCAGACGAAACAGTTTGCGATATTACCATACCAGGTTATTCTGACTGTAAATTCGCAATAAATGCTTACGGTGACTCCATGTACCCATTAATCAAGAGTGGACAAATTATCCTTATGTCCGAATGGCTTGAAAGTTTCATTGACTGGGGACGAATATATCTTGTTGTAACAAAGAGTGGCTACCGTGTTATAAAACGGCTTTACCCCGGTACGTCTAATGCAACTGTAACATGCAAGAGCGAGAACTCCGAAACCAATCCTCCATTTGAAATAGAAAGGGATGACATACTTAAAGTATATCTCGTTAAAGGCTGGATTTGCAGGGATGCCATATAAATATTAATTTTGTAAATAAATACAATTATGAAAGAGAAAATAACAAAAGAAGAAAAAAGGAAAGACTGGGAAAAAATTATCGCCAAGTTGAAGTCTATGCCGCCTGAGAAATTATCCAAGGCCGCAAAGTGGGTGCTTAAAGAAGAAGAGAAAGGCGACGAATATTGGTTAGACATGAAGGCTGTTTTGAAATGAAACTGTATCTTGACACCAATATCGTAACCTATTTCCTTTACAACCGCGATGAACTATCGCTTGAAGTAAGTGAGCTTTTGTTTGATTATGCAAACATATTGTTCACCAGTTCTATTTGTGTACAAGAATTAATCCACCTTACACAAATCGGCAAGGTGCAGAAGGTTGTCAACGGCAAGCACAAGCCAATAGACCCAATTACTGTAATCAACACAATCAGCGACGCAGGCATAGACATTGTCCCTATTGAAAAACGGCACCTGTCACAGCTTGCCTCGCTTCCACTTAACGACGACCACCGCGACCCTAACGACCGTCTGATTATAGCACAGGCAATATCCGACCGCACAGCCCTCATCAGTTCTGACCATCAGTTCTCACAATACAAAAAGTACGGCCTTGACTTCATAATGAATGAACGATAAAACGTGATTTACTAATTTATTGTTATCCTAAATTAGGAAAGAGCTTCTGTAATTTTATATGAATAAGATTATATCTATCTTAATAGTCTGTATTTTTATTGCTTGTACATCTTCACACAAAGGAAATGTAAAGCAAGAAGAAGGTATTGGGCAATTCTTGTATTTAGACCAATATAACTGTCTGCACACAAATAGAAATTGCGTTATGTTACTTATTGGAGGAGAAACGGAAAATTCCTCACATACTAATTATCCTGTAACTTTTATTGAGGTTAAACAAATAAGAAATCTCGATGGTTTCAAGTTTTGTAGTGATTGTTTTACTGATGAATTATATGATAAATTACAACATACTATTCAAAATAATGATAGACAATCAGATGTACAAGACACCGCTATTGATGGAGAAACGTTGAAAAAAGATATACTACAGAAACTTGAGAATGTAAAAAGAGTTGAATGAATATAATGAAACGAATAATTACGCTTATAATTTTCATTTGCATTTATACTATCTCCTTTGCTCAAGAAGTTGTGGATAGATGGAATGAAGAAACATCAATATACCAAAATTACAAATATAATTTCAGCTGGGTTCTTAACAGGGAATTAACATGGGTGCGTCAGCCGTTGGTGCAAAAAAACGCAGTATTTGGAGCGGTAAATCCCGAAACAAATACCGTAGCATATGTCGTTGTTGAAAATAAGAATGTTGGCTCAGATATATGGCAATATTATGAAAAAGAAAAAATAAACACGCAAAACGCAATAAAGAATTCTCCGATGGACATTAAGTTGTTAGCGTTTGACAAATGTCGTTTTGCAGGTAAAAATGCTGTTTATATGGAAACGTTAAGTTCTTATAGCAATGATAGTCGAACACCTATGCAAATATCTTTCAACACTATATCTTATTTAGTCTATGATCATAATTTAATTTACTCCATATCAATTATGGTAAATAAGGAGTTAAGAGATAGCTTTTCAGAAGAAAGAATTGAGATTAAAGATCTGTTCTTTAATGGGTGGCTTTTTGATGCTCAATAAATTCTCATATTCCCAAATTCCAATAAATAACACTTAGCAGGCGGCAGAAGTCACAATACTTCATGCCGTCTGCTTCGTTTATCAGCACGTCTATCATTTCCTTCATAACCATTTCTCCTTAACCATCGTTCCGGCTCGAAGAACAGGCGATACAGCCATACAAGCCAGTACGTCTTAGGCACTCCGCCGTCATTTGTCCCCGATAGCTGCAATCTTAGTTCCTTTTTCCGCTTTGACTTCATAGCCCAAACCTCCTTTATTTAAAATTGCCATGCTCTTTGTCAATAATTCATTGGCGTCGTAAGTCTCTGGCAATTCAGCGTCACCGAGCACATACGCCTCAATCTCTTTTGCCGTAGGCACTATCCGTTCTGGCGTAATGCCGTCAACCATCGTGGCCAATCGCGCAGCTTCAAGCCTTAAGTCCAATTTCGAGTTCATATATTAATCACAATACTGCAACATAACTATTGTCTTTAACTCCTAAATCCTTTTCTCCCTGCAAGTATCGCAAAGAAACATCTTTGCCACCTCAAACATCCTTTGCCCCACATACCCGGCAAGATATTCCGCATCCTCGCCGTATGGGTCAATGCCAAAAGCCTGGGATATGTGCCGGCACAGGTGTCCTTTCTCGTGGTCCAGTGAATTCTGGAATTGCGCAGCCGACGAAGTTTTGCCTATCACGACAAGTGTCCGCCGTTTCTCCGTGTTTGAATACGTTATGCCTGTGTTCCTTTCTCCCGATGTTAAGTTACGGTAAGCTCGTTTCAAGTCATCGCCTCCGCATCCCAGCCTTTCAAGTTCTTGCATGATGCGCCCCACATCGTACCCCGTCACAGCATAATATACAGTCACGTTCCAGCCATACTGCGGTATGTCAAACACCTGTCTTATCATCACCCTCATAACATCACCCGATTTTAATTTTTCATTGTTAATTTTTAATTTGGAATTACATCATGTCCTCCCAAAGTATCGGGCAACCTTTGCCTATGCAGTCGGCATAGAACCTCGTGAACGGTAGTCCCTCGTAGCCGTCCTCGTCGTCCATGTAGTCCTTGATGAACAGTGCAAGGTGCATCTCGTCGGTTATCGCACTCTTGTAGAAGTCGCTTTTCGCCATGTTCGCCACGTACACACAGTCATAACCTGCGTCATGCTCTATCTTCAGACCGTAGCGTGCCAGCAACCCTTTCACCTCGTCTCTCGACATAGGCTCCAGCTTCTTCTCCTTGCCTGTTGCCGGGTCTTTCGTCATCATATTCGACACCGCCCATTCACACATCTTCTTGGAGAAGTGCCAGCCGTACTGCGAAAGATATTCAGCTACGGCTTGCGGCATGCGGTCGTATGTATCAAGTCTTTGTCCCATTTTCTTTATAATTCTAAAATTAAGACCGGCTACCGCTGTCACAAGTCCGCGACAACCGACAGCCGGCATTTTAATTGTTAATTTTTCATTTACATCAGTACCACCTTCCGTTGCTCCTGCGGCGGCGTTCGCCCATCTCGCCCGGTTCTGGCATGCCCATCGGCCTGCGCTCGCCAGTGCGTCCGTAACTCTCGCCGCTTCGGTCGCCGTATTCGGTACGGAAGCCCATACTGCCCTCAAGTTTCTCTTTCACCGTCTTCATGGCCTTTTCGTAACCGTGTTGGCAACCTTCCTCGTAGCCCTGCTTGTAGGCTTCCTCAGCCTCGCCGCCCCTCATGCCGAAACTGCGGCGGTACTCTTCACGCGGATAATCTTCACGGCCACGCTCGTATTCCTCGCCGTAACCTCCGCGTCCTTCCTCTATTATCTCCCAACTTCTCATTTTCCTTCTGTTTTTTGAGTTCCAGAACCTTCGGGCTTGTTCGCAGCTCCGCACATCCGCGCTATCTGTCCCATCAGTGCGTCAATCTTCTGTTCAAGACCTTGTATCCTCTGTTCCTGCTCCTGCTTGGCGGCAATCTCCGGGTTCAGCGTATTCAACATCTTGTCACAGCATGCTATCACGTTTTTATGATATTCTATGCTGTTCAGTATGTCAAGACTCTTCTGCCTCATCATTGCCACCTCGCTGTTTATCGCGTCGCGTGAGCATGACACTATTATGTTGCCGTTGTCATCAACGTCGGCATTGGCTTTCAGGTCTTTCAACGGTACTTGCTGCCCACGTATGTTGACCATTACGTCAACAACGGTTTCCACCTGTGGGAATTGTCCCATGGGTGTAGGTGACATCGGATATTTGGCTCTCGGTGCCGTGACATTCGTCACTGTTCCATACTCTACATACGGATTGCCGTCCTTGTGCAAAAGATATATTTGCGAATTTACTCTTAGGTTCTGAAACATGATTTTTTGTTTTTGTGTTGATTACCTCATATTTTTACGCTCCTGCCGCTGCCGCAGCAGCCGGCCTGTAGCCTGCGTTCACGAGATACAGCTCGTTGGTGTAACGGTTGTAGTGTATCTCGTAGATACCTGCGCCCGATATGTTTGCCACCGTCACGGGCGTGCCCTCGGTTTCCATGAGGGGGCGTGTATCACCATTTGTTCCTATCAATATAGGCAACGTCGCAGTTGTTCCGGCTGGTATGGCAGTCCTTAGATTAAGGAAAAAACCACCTACATATTCACGCCCATAAAAAGCATGGTTTGGCAACTGTAACACAACGTTGTCGGTATTAACTTGAACATTTGCGACAGGAATTGTATTGGCATTTATCCTTCCTAACGGAGGATAACCAAACAGCCATCCTAAATTGTTAAATATTGGCATAACGCTTATTTTTTAGATTTTATTTCGTATCTTTGTAAAGGGATAGGTTGGAGTCATGACCAACTGATAAGGGTAAACCGAAGCCCTTCCCACTTTTCAATTTTCGGTATCATTTAATTCGGTAAAATCAATGACAAACGAAGAATTTTTAAAGAGTATAACTCTTGAAGGTGAGGAATGGCGGGATGTAGTTGGATACGAAGGGTTGTATATGGTCTCTTCTTTTGGTAGATTTATATCATTACCACGAAAGGTTAGAAACAGATACGGAAGTTTTACTACAAAAATATCAATGAAGAAAGCAAGCGTATTTGCAGATACTCCAACCTATTCATCATATAAGATAAGATTATCCAAAGAAAATGTTGGGAAAACATATGGCGCACATATACTTGTAGCCAAAGCATTTGTCCCTAATCCGAACAATTATCCAGAAGTTGACCATATTGACGCTAACCCATTAAATAACCATTATAGTAATTTGCGTTGGTGTACCCATCATCAGAACAATAATAATCCAATAACTAAAATGAGAAATTCATTAACAAATAATGGAAGGCCTCATTATAAATTAAGGAAACCTGTTGTTCAATTATTGGATGGGAAAATAGTCAATACATATCCATCCGTAACAGAAACCGTTAAATATGGTTTCAGAGAAGGAGAGGTTTCTAAATGTTGCAGAGGAGCAAATAAGAAACACAAAGGTTACGAATGGATGTTTCTTTCCGACTACGAAACCCTTATCAATAAGTCAAAGAACTCTTTGCCTAATGGCTAATTATCCCCAATAGCCGTTACAGCCATATCCTCCGGCAGAACTTCCAGCTGCCGCTCCGAATGCCGCCGCTCTATACAAATCTGTATTTACAGCAGTAACGGTTGGATAAGGTACTGAAATCGTAGGAGGCAAGCTACACTTTACTTTTTCAACGTCGCTCTGCAATGCCTGCAATGCGGCAACGATAGGCGCGTTCTGCTGTGCCACGCTTGCCATTATCGCCTGTGTCTGGTGCTCGTTGTTGAGCTGTGCGGCCAGTGTCGCGCTCTTCTGACGCTCTGCGTCGAGCTTGTCCTGAAGCACACGGGTTTCGGCTGCGTCGAGCTTGGCGAGTATGGCCTGTGTCTGGGCTTGCGTTGCGGCCTGAAGGTCACGGGTGTTGTCGTTCATCTCACGTGTCAGGGTGTTCATGTTCTGGCAGTTCTGCAACTGCGTTGCCGCGCCCTGACGCTCCACAGCCTGAAGGATGTTGCAGCAGCAGGTTGACAGCTGGTTTACGATGCCGTTGTCACCGCTTTGGATGGCGTTGATAATCTGCGTGCCTGTCAGGCCGATGCTGTTCTGGATGTTGCACAGCGCGCTCTCGATTTGCTGGCTTGAGCAGTTCAGCGTTGATGCAATTTGGTTGATTGCGCTGGCGTTGCCTTGAATGGCTTGCATCAGCAGCTCACGTCCTGCGTTGCCTGCAAGCTCTGCAGGAAGCCCGTTGCCACCGCGTCCGCCGAAGCCGCCGAAACCGCCGTTGTTCCACCCGAAGATGCTTGCCACGATGGCAAGGTAAATCACTCCCCAGATGCCGTTCTGGCCACCGAAACCGCCGTTGCCGTTCATCAGTGCCAGCACGTTAGGATCTACTCCACGGTAGCCACCCAGCATGCCAGGCAGCATGGCTGTGACATCGAGTTTGCTTCCGCCACCGGTGCCACCGTCCGAATTGAAAACATAAGTTCTGTCCATAAAGTTTAGTTTAGTTTTTGTGTTGCGAACAATATCGTTCGTGCAGCAAAGTTCACAAAAACCAACCGCTTTATGAAAAGTTACTTTCCTATTGGCAACCCATTATCCGTCTGTCTGCGGAAACCAATTATACTGTTCCCATTCTCTCACAATACCAGTTCTCCCAGCTCTCTCATCCTTGCTCTTTCTCTGTATGATTTAAGATATAAGCTATCGTCTTAGTGCTTAGTCCCGTCCGCTCCTTCACCTTTTCATATATATGCAGCCGTGGCACCAATCTTGAATATTCGCCCAATTCCTTGCATATCTCCTCGTATGCCTCATGCACCTTGTTATCACGAAAAACCGTGCTCGGCCTTCTGTTTTTACCCGAAAATCTTGTCATAATTGAAAATATTTTATACCTTTGTATTGCTCAATTCTCTTTATATAAAAATAATACGCCTCAGGGTAGTGCCGGGGATAAGTCCTCGCACCCTGGGGCGTGTTTTAACATGACTATAAAGTTGAATTGAGCAGCAACTTTTCGGGTGCCGGGGTTTTATATGCTCTTCCCGACAAAGAGCCTTTCCTATTTATTTTTCTGTTTCTTCATTAGCCATACAACCACCCATGATACAGCGGCTATTACAACGCCGATAAAAAACCACTGGAAGCCATGCTTAAATTCTTCCCATTTTGTCAGCTGCTTCTCTACAGGATAGGGCACTCGGACGCTGTCAGTCCTGACAACGGCTACCGTGTCCTGTCTCCACCTGTCCTTGTACTTATACTTGGTGACAACCTTGTCAACATACACCGTGTCGCCTTTTGAATAATGGTTAACGAACACGCTGTCATGCAGGTACACGCTGTCCCTCAACCACCTGTCAACGTAAACGCTGTCAACGCTCACCGACGGCACGGGAACGTACCTTGTCGTCGTGCAGCCTGCAAACACCACAACTGACAACAGCCCCAAAATCCAAACTCTCACTCTATCCATATCTTTAATTTTTAGCCAACAAAAAAGCGGCAGCCCTCAATATCGTGGGTCGCCGCTTAGTATTATGATTACTCTAATTTACAACTTATATTGTCGCAAAGAATTTTTCCAAACTATTCATGTCTTTTAGCTCTGTAATATGGTTTTCTTTATCCGTAAGAATTCTTTTCTTTTTCCTGCTTGCAGATACTACGTCTATCATTGATTTCGCATCGCCTTCAGCATTAATGATTTTTATAGTCTTACCGCTCGTGTTGTCAACTATATTCAACAATTCATCAGTAAATGAACGTGACATGAAAACAACACCATCCAAATCAATGCGGATTTCAACACATTCCGTGTTGACAACTTCGTTCCTTATCGCCTCTGCATTGCAACGGGAACGAATATCACTGCTAAGAAGTTCTTTAACTTTTACAATCTTTTTCATGATTCCATTCCTTTCTTTTTATTCCAAGTATTTATGATAGTCAAATTCATCCGGAGCGTTGACAGGTATTTTCATTAAGATGATTGTCCCGTTCCAAAATATTGTCTTTGGTAATATCACATAATTTTCAGCTCCTCCTTCATATCTGTAAAACGCTCCTCCAGACAATTCAAAGAAAGAGCCTTTAAGTCCTTCTACTAACATTTCCCTTGTGGTAGGAAGGCCGAACCCCCTCTCAGGTATGTCTTTCGTCGAATAACCATTATTAGCTAGTTCCAACGCCTTTGCTTCATTGGCTTCTATTCTGTCGAGATATTTGCCTGATTTTACATAACTGCCGTAAATGGTTATTCCGTCATCGGCGATGCAAATATTTATGCATTTCTCACTTTTCAAGTATTGTGAGTAAATATAGCCATATTCTCCTTTTGAATGTTGGCTTATGTTACAAATAATTTCGCCAAGCATGTAAGACAATGGCGTATGTATCTCATTGTCATAATTTGTTTGCCGTCTGATTATTTTCTGCAATATGGATTGCAATACATCGATAGCCTTTTCGTCTCCTAATTTGAATTTGCAGACAGGTGTATATGTCTTTCCTGCATACTCATTTAAATTGCTTTCCAAGTTCCCGTCATTGACAAGTTCAAAAATATCATTGAAATGTATTAGTTTGAAATAGGCAGACAGGTAGGACGGAATGTTGATACATGAAATGCCATTCTCGCTCCGATGCTTGAATATCGCCAATGGAGCGAGGAAGAAAGGATGGAAAAATGAAGAAACGCTAAAATCCCATTCAACGTCCTCGCCTGCGTTTTCTGTGGCGTTAGTAACCATAAACAGGTAATTAAATACGCTTCCTATTCTTTCGTCCCTTTTCACATCGGGTATATGTATCAGCTTTGTCATAAAACACAAATTTAGGTTTCATATAATCCCTTACAACAATCTCAATACCAAACCTAATAACGAAAGATGATGCAAAGATACGCAAAAGTAAGCAAGGATGCAAACATTGTTAACTCTTGTTCACATTTTTAACGGCGACCCACGATGTCAAAGAACGCCTTGCGACGGTTGCAATTCCTGCACCAGTCACTGTTATTTAAATTGTAAGCGGCTCGGCGCGGCCATTATCAAGTATCATGGTAGTTCACGCCGTGCTCCGCCGCTTGTATTATTCCGCCCAGCGTTGCGCTTCCCACTCCCTACGCTTCACCAAGCCTTTCAACACCTTGCCGCCGGCATACACCCACCTGCGGAATTGCTCCTGTATGTCCCCCGTCGGTGCTCCTTCCTTTATCTTGCGAAGCAGCGTTGACGACTTCAGGTTACCAAGGCCAAGATTATAGGCGAAGTCCACCAAGGCGTCATACTGCCCCTGCGTCCTCACCTGCTCGATGGTATTGACATACGCTTCCACGGGCGCAAGGTCTTCTTTCAGCCACCGTTCCGCCTCGCTCTTCAGGCAAGTAGTCGTAGCCGTCACGCCCGAAGTATGGCCGTAGCCGCAAGTCCAAACCCCTGCGCTGTCCCTATACGCAGTGTTCGAGTATCCCTCGAACTCCTTAATTTTACTTACAAGTTCCTCGCTCGCCTTCATTGTCATTTCTCCTTGTCCGGTTGTTTCTCGTCACTTGTCTGCTGTTCCGCCTTCTCAATCTCTCCCTCGACCCTCTCTATTATCGGCTTGAGGTACGAAGGCAATGCCCTCGTAAACTCAAACCGTAACAGGTGGTATATTACACGTAAGGCCATCTTCCTCGGATATGCCTTTACCAAATTCTTAAACGAGTTCTGCAAGTACACATAAATGAAAACATACGTCATACTCTTGGCAGTCACCAGCGCAGCCTTGTTGTCGCCGCAGCTCGCCATAATCGTGAACACCATCTCTATAATGATAAGATACAGCACAATCTCCACCAGTGCGTTCTTGAACTTGCCCATTGAAAAGTTCTTACAGCGCGCAATGCTTACTCCGTCAGCTCTCATACCGCAGAAGCAGTTGAACGCAAACATCAGCACCAACGCCAGCACAAAACCCTTCGTGGGCATAAGCCAGCCGAAAGCATAGCTTAGGCAAGTTGTGGCTATCATACGTATGTTCTCTATCGTGTCACGCATATATTAAGCTGTGATTGTTTCACCTTTGCATATAATCTGTGTAGCAGTCCAAGTTAAGGTATCTTGACCTGCACCTAACCTATTGCCTTTGAATGTTATGTAATCTCCCCAATTACTATTATTATTTAAAGAACCTTCATTTCTTCCTGCTCCTCTTTGACATTTTACAAATCCTTCTATTGTTCCACTTATGTTTGATTCAACAACCGTAATAGATTCAATAGGTGAACTAATATTATCAATGTTTCCTCCAATTTGTGTATCTGCTAAAGATAAATTTATCAAGCCAGTCATTTTTGATAGGCTATTGACATTACCTAAAATTTGTGTGCTATTAAGCCATAAAATGACTAATTTTGTCAAGTTCGTAAGACTATCTAAGTCTCCCGTAGCGCCACTTCCTGTTAAATATAGGTATCTTAAATTTAACAAGTTATTTAAATATGAAATATTCCCAGATATTGATTTACACTCTGTTAAATTTAATGTAGTTAGCTCCGTTAAATTCTTTAATGCTTCAATATCACCAGAAGTGCTGGAATTAGCAAGATTCAATGTTTTAAGCTTTTTACAATACTTTAATGAATCTAATCCTCTTACAACACTTTTAGATAATAATCCTTCTTTATTTGCATTATATGGAGAGAGGTGGAGTTCTATTAAAGAATATTTATCAGATATGTTTATTATCATATCATCATTACTTACATATATATCCGTTTCAGATATAGGTACATTATAGTCTTTTCCTAAATTTTCAGTACCAGTTGAGTCTGTAAAGTTACCATTCCCTATAATATGTAATGTGATTTCTTTATCAGACATAATTCTAAATGAGCAAGCAGATTTATCCCAGCTTTCACTATATTTAGTCTTTTTTATACTTAATGACCCTAAAATTTCCAAAGAGTCATCATTCACCATTCCTTTAAGTTTTGTTACTAAACAATCCATAATTTTCTAATTTTAATGAATATTATTTTTCTATTATACTTTTGGTATTCCATATATCCTGTATGCGGAACTACCCGTTGCGTCAAATCTTATTTCAAAAATAGCTTTGTTTGTGTTAAAATCATAAATACCAGCATTGGCTGCATTACCATTTCTTGTTCCGCCCCAAGAAACTAAATATATATTTTCTGCACATTTATCAACAGAACCCATAACTCTGCCTCTGTATTGCATCCAAGTGAATGCTTGAAAGTCTTTTAGCTGTTTAGATTCATAATCAATTCCAAATTCTAATATTCTTGACGGATTAGATTCCTGGTTGTCAAACATTGTTATTTGACCCTCACTATTTATTATTGCATCATGACTTTCAAACCATTGCTGTTGCTCAGTTGTCTTAATTCTTATAGGAGAGTCCCAAGTAGCTTTAGCTCTATTACCACCAATTTTCCATAGAATATCACCTAAATGTCCTGTGTGTGAGAAATTATCCCATGTTCTCTCAATAACTAGTATTTGATTTGCATGTTTGTTATTCAGATATAAATTATTATCTGGCCCTATACATATAGTATTATTATGTAAATAATCATCATCCCAATAATCATGACTGTCTGTCCATAGCTCTGGATAATTTTCACTTTTCCACTCTGAGACTAAAGTATCTTCATATATTTCTTGAATATGTAAAGCAATTTTAGATGTTGTTCCAGAATCAACAATAGTATTCGGAACATATATCTGACAAATATAATGTAAGGGATTTACACTAAGGACAAGGCAATCATGAGGTTCTATATATCCTCCTGATACTGCACCCAAATCACCTCTAACAACTTCAAAAGATTCATCTTTTGTTCTGTAAATATTTAACTTTCCACTTGAGGTATTTAAATTCCCATTTACTCCGTAAACATATAATTCATGATTTTCTTTTAAAATTCGTGGGCAATTTACTTTTGTTTTTAAATACCTTTTTACAAGTCCATTAGGAGCAAGCTCATATAAATATTCTGTAACTCCACCCTGTATAGGGCACAATACAAGTCCGTCATAATACTTTGAGAAATCACCAGTAATCTTGAATGTGGGGAAATCGCTTGGTAGTTCCGATGCAGGAATACCCTCAAGCGCAACTGGTGTCAATATCGGACTTTCACCGCTGTCGTCAATCTGTAGCTGGTAATATCTTCCGCTATTGCTTTTGATATATGTCGTAGTGTCCTTGTCCATGTTGTCCGAAAGGACTTTCAACTTCGGTATCGTGACATAATCACCCTCGTCTGTCGGTATGTACTTGGCCTTTACAATCCTCTCGCTGGTAAGGTTTTCAAGCATTACAACAAACACCACATATTTGGCCGTTGAGAAATCATATTTTGATGGGTCAGACGGTGTTATCTGTATTGTGGGCTGGTAGGCAGCATTAGCCACATCACCTAAGATATTCTCATTCTCGTCAAGAACAACCACGATACCCGTACCGAAGTCCGAACGTGTGAACCAGTCACCCTCCTTACACTCAATGTTGTTTGAATAGCATCCTGTTTCTGCTGTTTTCCTGCCAATCTTTGCAAACACCTTGTCGGCAAAATCACTGTCGTATGTCCTTATGGCATCCTTATTAAAAAGATTGGGCAGTGAATGGTCTTGCACTCCGTCAAGCTCGGCAAGTTTAACGTCCGTCAGCTTCGGTATATCTTCCTTGACGGCTATGTTCATCTTGTTGCCGTCTTTGTCAAAGACTTCATTCAGGGCAAGTTTTTCTTCATGCTTAATTCCGCTCTTGTCACGGTAAGACAGCACTTTATTTTCTGCATCCGTTGTAATCTCCGTGCGTTCTTCAACATCATCAATGACTGACAACATCTGCATCGCTTCATTGCCTTGCTGAAGCTCGTTTACGCTATCTTGTAATTCACTTATTGATGTCGTGTGGCTGTCTGTAGTATCTTTTATGTTCTCCACATCAGAGCTTAGCGTATCGACATTTTCCTGCAATGCGGTTACCTGTTCCTTTATCTCGCTGTCGTCAAAACCGCCGTCTTTCAACATCTGCTCGATTTTGGCAATCTTGTCCATGAAATCCGCCTTTGCAACGTATGTGCTGCCATCCGTCCGCAGTCCGAACAGAACGTGCCCTGCACTGTCGAGCCATGCAGCCAAAAACTCTTGGTTGCTCTCAACGCTGTACATTTCGTTCTTAGGGAAGTACGGCTTGCCATCTTCTTTTATACCGAACAAAACTTTCCCCTCAGCGTCGGTGACAACATTGACAAATTCGGGGTTGTCCTGGTAGCTGAACGTGTCGGTCAACGTTTTCAGCGAAGCGTTGATAACGTCTATCGCGTCCTGCAATGCCTCGATTTTCTCATTGAGAGCCGTTTCAACTTCTTCGATTTTATCTCCGCCGAGGTCTTTTATCTTGTCGGCAAGCTCTTTCAGTGCATTCTGTATCGGTGTCGGCACACCTTTTGCCCACTCAATAGAACCATCAATCCTTATTCCCCAAAGGAACTTACCCTCAGCGTCAGTGTAAGCACGGATAAACTCGGGGTTGTCCTCGTAATACCCCAAGGCCTTTATGTCTGCCTGAAGCTCCTCTTTGGTATCTTCCTTGAATTGCTCAATCTCCTGCTTTAATTCTTCCGCAGCGTCCTCAGCTGGCTTTTTCAGGCTCGCCAACCACTCCTCTTCCGTACCTTGGAAGCCGTTTATTACCGCCACCTCGTATGCCGACAGCCCTGACAGTTCAAGGGTTACGGGTTGCATGGCGATGACGGCCTCTATGCCGCTGTCGTCGGGTGCGTCGGCCTGTGCGGTATGGCTCACGAGGCGCACGAAGCGGTACTGGTCGCACACGGCCTGTCCGCCCTCGTTCTTGTGGGCATAGAGTATGATGTCGTAGTCGCCAGTAGCAAACTGCCTGTCGGCAGTCCACATGGCTATAAGCGTATTGTCCTCAATATGGTAAGGCAATTTTACAGGTGCAGGTGGTATAGGTCTGGGAGGGCATGGACGTGGTGGACGAGGACGGCAGTGTTCCTTGCCGTCTCCAATATCGCGACGGCACTCTAAACCTCCGTTCATCATAACGGTTGTTTCATGTTTTTCAAACAATAACCTCTTATTGTCATTATTACGTATTTCATCTGCATAGTTATGCGTGTCGATTATTTTTGCGCTCGGCCTTACCTCAACCGTCAAGTCCAAGTCCTGTAGCTTGCTCACGTCGCCACTCAACACTATCGGCCATTCAATCCGTATGTCATTGCCTATCCTTATTGATTTCATATTGCTTTTGTTTTTAGTAGTAAAGGAGTAAGGAGGAAAGTCGTATGTAGAAATGTCTTCTCACTTTCTCACCCTCTCACCTTCTCACCTTTATTTAGTATGTTATCACAAAGTCAGACGAGTATTGCTCATCAGACACCCACCACACATATACCATATCGTTATACACCACTTTGCCAATCTGTGTCGTAGCCTTCTTCCCGGCAATAAGCGGAGTATATCCGAGCGGCAGCCCCACGTAGCCATACTTGGAATGGGCATCGTCTGCCGTGATAGTATGCGAACGCTCATTAGTGGTATAAACATTAAGGTTTTCCGCATCGCCCGTGCCTGGAACATCCGTATAATAGTCATTACTCATTGCATACAGCATTGTTACGGTCGGTTTCTCGTCGTTGCCAACAATGATTTCAATAGTTCTTACGTTAGAGAGCATTCTCACCCTCGCGCCCAGTATCTTCTGTATCTCCCTGCGTGCGTTCTCGCAGAGCAGCATTTGTTCCTCGACGCGTGCCGGTACTGTGTAGCGGTACCATTCCGTCATGGCCTTTGCCACAATGTAGGCGTGTATCATCTGGCCAAGACTCTCGCACCCTGCAAGGTTGAAGTTCACGGGCATCATCAGCGTCAGTGTTACGTTCTTGTCTTTGACGATATAGTTGTCCGACGTGTGCGAGGTGTTCCATACATATTCACCGCACATTGTCACCACCTCGGCTAAACCCTGCGCCATCGCACGCTTCAACAGCGACATATCTTCGTCGCCAAGACTTATTTCGCTCTCAAGCCGGTCTGCCGCCACTTGGTCTGCAACGCCAAGTTTCGCCAACCGCGCCATGCGGTACGCCTTGTCCTGCACGTCCTTGTTCAGCGACGCCCAGTCAAGCAATACGGTTATCTTGTGTTTCTTTATTGCCATATTAAGTTGAATTACATATTTGTCCTATCGGCCGCATTCGCCCTATTCAACCAAGAGCTTCTTGCGCCATCTGGTTTAGTAGGTTCATCAGGTCGCCATTTGCGTATGTTGCCGCCACGAGCGAGGCAATCTTCAGCACCACTGCCCGGTATATTGGTTTTTCAATATCGTATTCTGTCCCATCAGGCTCATTTGCCCCATTACACCTTTTTATATATGTCAGCTCTGCCGTGGCCTCTGTGCTGTCGCATGAGAAGAACTGTATCACGTCCTTGCCCGTGGCCGTGTCTGCGGCTATGGCTATGTTCGGCCTCGACGGGTTGCCCCTTACACCTTTCCACTCGCTGAACTGTTGGTGATACAATGCCGTGTCGGCGGCTATCGGCGTTGTTGCGGCGTGTGCCCAGTCGCTCATCTTGAACATAACCAGCTTTAGATAGTCCTCCGGTATCTCCACCTCGCCTATGCATTTATCCTCGTCAATCCACTTCACGGGCCAGTCCTCTCCGCTCGCCTTTCTCGTCAGGTCGAGCATTGATAGTGGCGCGGCCTTCCTTACGGCGTTCACCCCGTCGGCTATCTTGGATTTGATTATCTCCTCCATTTCCAGCGTGTCGGTGTCTATCACCGTGCCGTCACTGTCCGTGAATGCGGTGATTGCCGTATTCTCGTCCATCGCAGCCCTTACGTCGTTTATTATCGTGCTCTCCGCTACCAGCATTTTCAATTAAGAGTGAAGAATTAAGAAAATAACCAACAAGGCTTTTGTCTTTAACTTCTATAACTACTTTAACTCCTTGAATTTTACTTATCAAACACCACCTTCACCCCGTTGGCCTTGCCAATGTTTATTGCGTTCTCGATAGTGCGTATATTGCTCCTCACCGCCCCAAACTCCGTAGCAAGATAATTCTTGGCGTCAGCCAGCGTGTCAAAGTGCATTTCCTTCAGTTCCTTATTAGGCTTATCAGGTTTATTAGTCCCATCAGCGCCATTCGGCTTATTGGACTTATCGTCCTCCTCCACCGAGTGTAACATAAACTTCTTCTTATACCACGGGTGTGCTTCCATTCTCCTCTGCAATACCGGATCATCCGTCGTGAAAAATGAGTTGCCCATCGACGACGGATGGAATGCCACACGCCTGTCACCGACAGAGAAATGCGGTATTGTGTTCCTGCTTATATATGTCTTTGTTGCCATTGTATTTATTTTTAGTTGACGAGATACAAATATAGTTGACAAGTAACGAGGGACAAGTTGACAAGGAAATATGTCTTATAGGCTGAACAACTAAGGATATCTCCTTGTCTGCTCGTCACTCGTTTGCTTGTCTGCTGTAATTATGCGCCTAAGCCACCGTCTTCTTCGTCAAGGCTTTCCTCGGCAGGTTTCGGTGCGAGCTGCACGCGTGCGTGTGCCCTTGCGTTCTTCAGTACGAGGCAGCTTACCTCCTGTATTACCTTTGCTTCAGAATTGCGTATTCCGGCGGTCTTCAGGTCGAGCGCGCTCTTCTGGAATGAAATGAATATACGTTTCTCAAGATAACCGTCTTCAAGCGCAAAGCCGTAGTCTGACATTCCTGCCTGGTCGAACAGCTCGTGATGTATTAACAACACTTCGCCGAAATCTGTCTTGAACGACGTGAAGCGCAAGTCCCATATAGCCACGGTTTCCTTCGCGCGGAAACGCTCGCTCTTGATTTTCGATATTGCGGCCACCATGTCCGAACCTGCGAACAGCACCTTTCTCTTCGTAGATGCAACGCCGATGAACAAGTCTTTCGAGAAGTCCACAAGGTCGCCCTCGTCTATTACGAGCTTCGCCGTGTCGCCAGTGCCTTCCCAGTGACCAAGCGTAATGTCCTTGCCGGCCATCCACCAAATACCTTTTGTAAAGTATGTTATCTGTTGCTTCTTTGATGCGTGTTTTATGGCGTTCTTCACACCGAACAGCGAAGTAAGTTCGCGCGACACCTTGAAGTCGTAAACACCCTCTTCCTCCAGGTCGGAGAATGTCCAGTTGGCCTCGTTCTTCCACAGCTTCTCGAACGTCGACTGCTCTACCTGCAACATGAAGTTCTGGCAATACTGCTCCTCGGCTGTCGGCAGGTTCACGAACATACCCGTCTGAGCGTCAAACTCCGAGCAAGCCTTACCCATGCGTACCAAACGTGTGCCTTTCGCTATCACCGGCAACCAAATACTATTCTTGCTGCTGTCCTGGTTGCCGTTCACGGCGAACACGGTCAGGTCGCCCGTCGTCTCGTCCACGCCGATAACTTTCAGCATAAGGTCGGGTATCAGGTCTCCTTCCTCGTATCTCACGCCCTTGTCGTCATATACGCCAGGAACGCCTACAACCCTGATGGTATCGTCCTCAGTAAATAAGTTAATGTCGTCCACCTTGATAGTGGTGCGGTCGCCGCTCGCCTGTGCCGTAGTCGCTTCCTTCAGTGTGGTGTATATCGGTCTTGTACCGACGCTGTAATACTTGGTAATCAGTGAGTTGATATGTCGTCCACCCTTGCCGCGCGTTATCTGCTCCAGCGGAGTTGACATTGGTCGTATCTTCATCACCTTCGTATCGAGGTCGGTTACGTGGAAGTCCTCGTCGCCGTACTGCTCCGAATGGGTTACCGAGCTGGCACCGGAATTTGACACGTCATTTACAGCCTCCACGCCGTCGCCGGCCGTCGTCTTTCCCGCGTCGGGCAGGTCGGCAGCGGCAGCCGCCATAATCACGTTGCCCGCAGCTCCCGTCAGCGTGGCAACAACAGTGAGCAAAAAGCCCACAAACAAACTAAAATACTTTTTCATCGTTCTCTCAATTTATTTAATTGTTAATTTTTAATAGCTTCTGCGTATTAGGCCTATCAGACCCATTCGGCCCATTATTTTCTTAATTCTTAACTCTTAATTCTTAACTTAATTAGTATTTCTCCCTCTTCGCCTTGCTCCACGGGTCTTCCTGCGCCGCGCTTGCAAGGAAGTTGTCTTTCGGTCTCGTCTGTGCTCGTCCGCCTCCGGCTATCATCGGCATACCGTCACCCTTGCCCTTGCGCATTTTCTCCTCTATGCGCTGGTTGCGCCCTGCGGCCTGTCCGCTTTCCTCTGCTGCGGCTACGTCCTTGTCGTAGTTCAGACCCTTAAAGGCGAAGTCAAGCATTTCCGGACTTATTATTCCTGCTATCAGGTTGCTAAACTGCTGGTTGATAAACTCCCTTATGGCGTCTATCTGTTCGGGCGTAGCGTTGTGCTCCTGCGCCCAGTTCTCTATGGTCGTTTCCGATGCGTCCACGTTCTGCTCGAACTGTGCCTGTAGCTCGTCGTTCTTCTTAATCTGCTTTGCGTGTGCGTCCAGTGCGTCGGCAAACGCCTTCACGTTCTCCGGTGACGGGTCGTTCACGGCTTCCTTGAACAGGTCGCCGAACTGCTCCATCAACGCAACGCCCATCTGCTTCTTTCCGTCCAGCAGGTCGTTCATGAAATAGGCTGCGTTTGGGTTCTCAAGGAACATGTTGTTCAGCTTCTCGTTGTTCTCGCGGTTACGCCTTAGCTCCTCCGCGTTGGCGTTGTACTCATCATCCAATGCGCCGTAATAAGCCTCCTCGTCGTCCATGTTCACGTCGGGATGGCGTGTCGAGAAATTCTCGCGGAATGTGTCCCTGCGGCTTTTCTTTGCCTGCTCCTGGCTTCCCTGTTCACCGCCTGTCGTCGTGTTGTTCTTATTTTCTGCCATATTTCAATTGTTTGTTTTCGTTATGTCCTCCCAGAACTCTCAGCTCTCCCAGTCATCCCAGTCCTCCCAAAGAGTCCTTTTCTTCGCAAATTTATCCGCTTTTCGATTTTTTATCTGTATATCTGCGCAACTCGTAAAAATTTTGTATCTTTGTACCATCGCACATTTAATCTATTTAATCGGTTCGGTTATCCTGCCTCGTCACCAAGATAACCGGGCATAATTCTTAATTGTCTTAATTATGCAACAGATTAAATGTGGCGATGTAAACCGCCAAGTCGAGATTTTCAAAAACGAGCGTTTCGGAGAAGTCCGTGTAGCCGGCACAAGTGAAGAACCTTTGTTTTGCCTATTCCATTATTAGGCCCATCAGCTCCATTTGTCCCATTATTCTAAATAACAATGCGCAACAAGGACGACCGCAACGAGTTCAAGGAACAGCAAGACGCTGAAATCATGGCTGCCTACCGCCATATTTTCAAGCTTTACGGTGGCCATGTAGGTGTGAAGACGCTTTACGAAATGGTGTCCTTCGCTCCGGCCAGCCGCTTCTTCGTGTCAGCGCGCCAGGCATACCGCGTAATATCCCGTATGCTCTGCGGCGAGCCTATGCCGAGGATGCGCCCCACCAACCAACGAATGTACACTGAAATCCTTTCACGGGTAAAAGCGGAACTGTCACAGTCATCTCAAAACTCCCATCCCTCCCAGTCCTCAATCAGGAAGGCCGTCGCCAAGGTGGTTCGTCAACCTGCCCCTGAAATGTACGTCGGCATACGTCAGGTATCATATATAATAAGTAAGGAGAAACGCAAATGCTACGAAGAAAGAAAACGAAGATTGCGGCACTGCTTCTAAGCCTTGCCATGGCGGCGTTGATGTTTGCCGACGTACAGCCGCAGGATGTCGGCATATATGCTCACACCTTCACGCCTTACTGTTCCCATTGGGCCTATCAGCCTTATTTGTCCCATTTTACTTACTCCTTCTTCCACGCCAACGCCCTGCACCTTATCCTTAATATATGGTGCTTCCTATCGTGCGTGTTTCTCGCCGACGTTTCGTGCGACAAGCTGCTTGCAGCTTACCTCATAGCCTGCACAGCCCCTGCGCTCTCCGCCGTACCAACTATCGGCTTCTCCGGCGTATGCTTCGCCCTGCTCGGCTTCATCATGTGGCAATCAAGAAATAAGCTAAGCTACAACGTCTGGGTAATATCCTGCATCGTTCTACCATTGCTCCTTTTGCCCCATTCCGTCAACAGCCTACTCCACGCCTACTGTTACATTGTGGCCGTAATCGTCGGCCTACTGTCCCAGCTCTCCCAGTCATCCCATAACTCCCATTCGCCCCAATGAAAGACCTACAAGCCATATTGCAGGAAGATGACAGCCGCCTTGCGGCTATCGCCGCTCCCTTCGACCCCGTTACGGGCGAGGGTTCCATCGGCGAGCGTGTCCGCGTTGTCGTCAAGGACATGCCGGGCACACCCGTGATGTGGCTTCCCGTGGAAATGATGGATAATGAGCTTGTAAAGCAACTCCTTGCCGCCAAGACCGTCAAGAACTACATCCGCCGCAACCGATGGGAATACACCGACGAGAACATTGACCTTGTTGTCGAAGCATTCATCCGTGTACGCATTACGTTCGACTTTCCTTTTTGGGCAGCACTCTACGCCGTGATACAGGACAAGGTAAGCGGACGGCTCGTCAAGTTCATACTCAACCGTCCGCAGCGGCTGCTAATATCCATGTTCGAGGATATGCGCAAGGCTGGTATGCCCATACGCCTCGTGCTGCTGAAGGCGCGACAGTGGGGCGGCTCTACGGCTACGCAAATCTATATGGCGTGGCTGCAACTCGTGCTTACTTACGGCCACAACTCGGCCATCGTGGCGCACCAGAAGAAAGCGTCTTACGGCGTGCGCAACATGCTCAAACGCCTTATCGAGCATTACCCCGTGCGCCTCGTTCACGAAATGGGCGACGAATACAAGCCGGGCGAACCCATTATTACTGGCACGCCGTCGCCCAACGTCATCAGCATTAAGGCACGCGAATGTGAGGTTGAGGTAGGCTCTGCCGAGAACCCCGACTCCGAGCGTTCGGCAAACACGTATCTCGTCCACCTTACCGAGGTGGCCTTCTGGAAGTCAACCGAGAACAAGGAACCGGGCGACATCGTGCGCTCCGTCTGCTCTGGCGTACTGCTCCAGCCGCTCACGCTCATTGTCTACGAGAGCACGGCCAACGGCACGGGCAACTTCTTTCAGGAAGAGTACGACGCGGCCAAGAACGGCGAGAGCAACTTCCGCGCGCTGTTTATCGCATGGTGGCAAATCGAGATGTACTCGCTGCCGTTCAAGGACGAGGACGAGCGAGCCGATTTCGCCATTTGGCTTTACAAGAACCGCAACAACGCCAACGTTCCCGACAACCGCCATGAACCGGGCAAGTACCTTTGGCGGCTGTTCACCCTCGGCGCAACGCTTGAGGCTATCCACTGGTACGTCGTCAAGCGCAGCGAGTACCACTCTCACGCGGGCATGGCCGCCGAGTTCCCCTCTGACGACATCGAGGCATTCGTCAACTCCGGCAAGCGCATCTTCGACATTTACCTTGTCGATAAGTTCAAGGAAGCTTGCCGTCCACCCCTTGCCGTGGGCGACGTTACAGGACGCGGCCTGAAAGGCGCGGACGCACTGCTCGACCTGAAGTTCAGCGAGGACAACCAAGGCCTGCTGTGGGTGTGGCAGTATCCCGAAACTTACCCCGACGAGCGTGTAATGTACCGCTACCTTGTTACCGTTGACATCGGCGGACGCTCAGACGATGCCGACTGGTCGGTAATATCCGTGCTCGACCGCTACGACATGATGGAAGGCGGACTGCCGTCAATAGTCGCACAGTGGTACGGCCACATCGACCACGACCGCCTGGCATGGAAGGCCGCACAAATCGCCGCATGGTACGACAACGCCCTGCTCGTAATCGAGAGCAACACACTCGAAACCAAGGACAAGAACAGGTACGTTGACGGCGACCAGTCGTCGTTCATCCTCAACGAGCTGAAGGAAGTTTATCCGAACCTCTACGCCCGCAAGTCGTCCGGCACTGACAGCGTTAGCGAGGGCGCGGAGGTAAAATACGGATTCCATACCAATGTAAAGACAAAGGGCGACATCATATCCCTGCTAATCGAAATCATACGTGATCACCTCTACATCGAGCGCGACAAGCGTTGCCTCGACGAATACCTCACCTACGAGGAGCACGACGGCTCGTTCGACGCCATAGAGGGCAAACACGACGACCTCCTCATGACGCGCGCCATCGGCCTGTGGATATGCTACAAGGAAATGCCCCGTCCGTACTTCGTCAAAATCGGCTCACAAAGCTACACCGCAGCGGCCACAATGCCATAAGAAAATGAAAAGTGAAAAATGAAAAATCCAATAGCCATGCCAATCATTCGTCCCATCCATCCCAGTTCTCCCAGCTCTCTCAGTCCTCCCAGTGCTCCCATTGACCCTATCCCTCCCATTAATCCCATCAATCTAAAAATAATAAAATTATGAAACATCAACTAAAGACAATCAAGGCTCTCATAGCCTACGCTTACGCAAAGTTCAAGGCCGACAGGCTCAACGCCCTCACCGGCCGCCGTTACTTCATCCTCATGGCCGACAGCGGCAAGCTCGTCGTCACCGACAAGTCACAGTTTTACAAGCTGCGCCGCCGAGGCAGTATGCCCAAGGCTATCACGCCCCGTATGCTGCCCCGTATCTCCGTCTACTACACCGCCGGCACGTACAAAGGCAACCCATCCCCCTGCATGGCCGACACAACCGCCGCCGGCCGCAAGCAGAAATACCTTCGCTACATCATGAATCCACGCTAAACAAAGAAGATTGCACTGGTATTGCACCAGTGCAATCTTCATAATAATTGTTAACCCATTCGGCCAATTAGTCCCATTCGGCTTATTGGGCTCATTGGGCTTATTAGCCCTCAAGCCATTAAATTCTTCACTTTTTCACCCTCTCACCTTTTCAATAACTTTCCTGTTCGCCTCGTCCACCTTCTTGCTGTCCGAGTTGATATACACCATCGTAACCCTATTACCCATCGAGTGCCCCAATGCCTGTGAAATCACGTCAACAGGTATGTTGCAGTCATTATAGGCTATTGTTGCCCACGAATG